CGAACGCCACGAACGCCACGAACGCCACGAACGCCACGAACGCCACGAACGCCACCAAGGCAACGCAGGACTCCGCCGGTCAGACCATCAATACGACCTATGTGAAGTCCGTCACCGCATCCGGTCGCACGGTCACGGTGACTAAGGGTGACGGTACTGCCTCGACGTTCACCACGCAGGATACGACCTACGGAAACATGGGTGGGGCAACGACATCGGCAGCTGGAAGTGCTGGCCTTGTTCCGGCTCCGGCTCAGGGTAAGTCCAACCGGTACCTCCGCTCCGATGGCACGTGGCAGGTCCCTCCGGACACCAACACGACATATCCGCTCGCCACCCAGTCGGCTGACGGTCTCATGTCATCCGCCGACAAGCGAAAGCTCGATGGTCTCTCGAGTGACGTCGTCGGGTCCATCCCGCTCGCCACTCCGTCCAGAGACGGTCTGATGCCCAAAGCCGACAAGGCGAAGCTCGATGCGATTGGTTCGATACCCACCAGCACGATCGACGGTTTCTTCAGAATTTGATATTTTAGGAGGTATGATATCATGGTAGCTTATCTTGATGAGGGGGGGCTCGGTATCTAGTCAGGAAGGTTCTTGACCGGATCCAGCCCGTTGGATCTCTCTGTTTCAGCACTAGCAGCACGTCCCCAGCGAGTTTATTCGGTGGCACCTGGGAACGCTATGCGCAGGGACGAGTGATGGTCTCTGCATCGGACACCGATAAAGATTTCACCGTCGGCAAAGCCGGCGGAGAGAAGACGGCAGTTCATGCTCACTTTCAGACCATTGGTGGCGGTACCAATGGCGATCCGACCGTGTATTTCGGTGGAGACGTGGCTCCGGACACACTGCAAGACACGGTTCCAGGTTATACGCCTCGACGTCGTAACTGGCTGGCCAATCGCGTTACGCAACTCAAAAGAGAGGTCGAGCACGGTAACGCCCAGTTTGTGGAAACCGAAACCCATCAGACGAAAACGTCAACACTTCAACCCTATGTTGCAGTGTATATTTGGCGTCGTACGGCTTAAGCGGTCCTTCGCCAAATGAAAACCCCAACATACGGCTGAATCGTGCTCACCCTTCGCTGATTGTCGCCTGACGGCGGAATGACTTTCACACCGTTATTCGCGACATCAGTTGTCGCGTAATGGTTTACCTGCTGCGACTTCACCGTTGCTCGCCACACAGTATTGCCGCCCGGAATGGTCATGACATTGGCAATGAAATCTTGGCCGCGATTGGCCCATTCAGCGTACAAATTGGTCAAATCAACAGGTGCCGTCTTCTCTCCGCCGGCTTTGCCGACTCCTCACGGAAAGGCAAGACCTATAATGGTTGCATATTTGGATCAGGCAGGTGTACAGCACCTCATTGCGAAGATTCGTAATACATTTTGGCCGGTCGGCACGATTCTGGCGACATCCACCAACACTTCACCGGCGTCCTATATCGGAGGCTCCTGGGAGGCGTATGCTCCCGGAAGGACACTGGTGGGTGTGGATGCTAAACATCCGCTTAACAGTATTGGCGGAAGCGAGACACATGAAGTACGTGTCCGTTTAGGCAACATCTACGGACTGGCAGGCATAACAACGAATAATAACCTGTCAGGAATTTCCGTAGATGGCGGCAAGACCTATAGCGGATTCACGAATTTCAATAATAGGCAAACAGTCGAATCAGCCCGAGGAATGGATGGTTCGTTCGGTCCCATGAATGTCGATTACTATGCGGCGATCAACCAGCTTCCGACCTTGGACCCATACGTAGCCGTGCACTATTGGCGTAGAATCGCTTAAGCGACGCGCCGCCAATAACATACGGAGACATACGGTTCCATCGAGCTCGCAGGGTCAGAATGTCCGACGATGGTAGCTCCCCAGTTTGCGTCGAATGAACCGCCATTGATATCACCGATCTTGCGCACATCACCCTTGAACGAAGAAAGGCGGACACGTCGTACGACGGTGTCCTTCCGGGAGCATACGCCTCCGAGATATTATATAGAAAGGATTATATCAATGCATTGGATCGAAATGTTGATTACAATCATTGGATCGGTATTCGCATCCAGTGGATTGTGGACGTTGATCCTGTATAAAGCAAAACAAAAAGATACCGGACTTCTTATGACCCGTGGTATGGCACATTACCATATCATAGAGGAAGGTCAGAAATTCATCGATCGCGGGTGGATCACCCATGAGGAATATGACGACTTCATGAAGTATCTCGCGAATCCGTATCTGGAGTCAGGATCAAACGGTCTGGCAAAGAAAATGATCGACGCCATATCGGACCTTCCGTTCAAATCGGTTTCGTCGATTCATAGTAATACGGATCATTAAGATGTCGCGTGACATACATGGCCCTTAATGAAAGGAGCCATTATGAACAATGACAAGATCTTTTATTATAGTAACTATGAAGTACAACTCAAGAACGGCTACTTAAGTATCAAGGGTATAACACATCTTGGATGCTTATCACTTACCACTATCGTATATGACGGTGATATTCGCATACCATGCGAAGTCATCGAAAAAGACGGAATGGTAAGGTGCGTAAGTTTTAAGCTGAGATATATGCCTTGGTTTGCTAGTAGAAGTATCGCTGAGAGTTTGAAACTCATCATGTTCCCACAAAGGATCTGTAAATCAAAAGCCATCATAGAGGCAATCATTTCAGAATAACATATAAGAGCCTATGCACCACGCATGGGCTCTTATGTTTTCCTCACGCAAATCATAGAAGAAAGGACCATATATCATGGCTGAACACGCCGATCAGAAAACGTCATTTCTCACCGATTCAGGTTACGACGGCCTCGTCAAGGCCGCACGTCGATGGCTGCCCGCACTCAGTGTGCTGCTGATCGTGATTGCCGGCGTCTGCACGCAGCTTGGTCACGTTCCCGGCATGGAGGCTGCTACGGCCGGTCTGGCCACAGTTTCCGGTGTCTGCATGGCACTGAGCTGGGGTATCAATGAGCTGCTGAAGCGTGCCAAGGATCAGTGGAACACTTCGACTGATCCGGACGATACCGCCGAGAGCACTGCCGAATGATATCATATAAGAGCCTATGACACGCGCATGGGCTCTTATATTTTGCCTCGACGCGAATCGTACATGGCCTTTAATGACAAGAGAATCTATCATAAAGGAGCAATCATGAACGATACATTTACTTATGTCAGCCAACAGTACAGCCAGCACACTTGCCTGAAGCTTGTTCAGTGGATCAAGAACCACTGCGATCCGGAAACGGAGAGCGGTATTCTTACGACCAAGACGAAGAAACTTCGGGTGATTATGGTCTGCACCAACCTGGAAGACATGAGCGCATTCGCAGATTATCTGAAGACCATCACTCTCGTCTGAAAAGGGTGGGCCGCACATGCGGCTTGCTCTTTATTTTTTCGCGCATGATACATGTCCTTTATTGAAGAAATTCAACAATATCAAAGGAGTAATCATGCTTATCATCGACAAGATTTTGAACCGAACCGAATCTTTCACTGCCGATGGGTATTGCAAGGACCAAGATCAAGTGAATACGATTCTTAACGTGGTCGGCTCTTTACCATACGTAAAGAGCTATGACCATGTCATAGTAACGTATCCATTTTACGATCATCCAACCTTGTACATAACCATCACTACGTGGGGACACGGGCGTCGAGATCAAATCGCCAAAAAGATCGCTGAAACGATGTATATTGATGAATGATCATCAAGCCAGAGTCGCACATGCGGCTTTGGCTTTATATTTTGCAGTCGCGAATGAAACATACCCTTTAATGAGAACCATACCATCATTAAAGGAGAAAAACCATGTTCGCTGGAATTTCCGCCATTGCCATCGCAATCGCTGCTCTCGCTGGAGAGTACTATGTGGTCGCTTTGACGCAAGAACACTGAACACCATTTCCTCTAATCAGGAATGATCAATAGAAGCAGAGCCATCTGCTTTGCTTCTTGTCCGATGATGCGTATGGTTTATATTTTTTTTTGGGCAAGGAGCTTGATGATGTATTCGCGAATTAATCATGGTCCTTAATGAGAAGCTATATATCAACCAAAGGAGTTATTATGGACCTCATCAAGACTATTTTCAAGACCGTCGTCTGGGGCGCAATCGCCATTATCGCCATATTCATTATTGCGATTGTCCTCATCGTCTGCGGATTGTTCTAGCTTGATCAATCCTAATAATGACAAGCCGTTACCCACACGGCTTCTCATTTATCCGATATGTTGAGTATAGCTGTAACGTCACGTACCACCACTGAGACCGGACATGGCGTTTATATTTTTTTTTTTTCGCGCATGAATCATCGCCTTTAATGACAACATAACCGAAAGGAGCAAACATGTCCAATCAATCGAAGAGCATTAATCAGAAGTTCGATGAACAGATCGATGCGTATTTGGATCGTCTCAAAGAGGAGATGAATCCGGAGAACGAATCCGATTTGAACGACGATTTGACAAGGACTTCCGAAGTCACAAGAGACACTCTTGATGGCGACGGCAACGTCACGAGTTCGGTTGTGGAACGTCACGATGAAATGACGAACCGCAATCTGGAATCGCTGAAGTCGCTGGTCGCCGTCAAGAACGACTATAATGACCATCGGAAGAGCCTCATCGAAACCGCCGTGAAAGCCGGAATCTCGCTCGCTGGGATCGTCCTCCTGCTGGGATTCGAAGCAAATCACACCATCAGTTCGAGAAGCCTCGGGTTTCTGCCCAAACCGAAGATCTGACATGTGATCTATAGGATTACGTCAAAAGCCGGAGTCGCACATGCGGCTTTGGCTTTATATTTTTGATCGCGATTCATCCATGGCCTTTAATGACCGAATAACCGACAAAAAGGAGAAACATGGATATCAAGACAACATCCAAGAATCTGTTCTGCACCGCAAAGGATCGCGTCAAGGAACTTTGGGACAAAGAACAGGAAGAGGACAATGTTGATCTCGTGATCCGTCGTCTCAACGAAGGATATTACGATCAACTGCCGAATAGCCAAGAACGCAAACACCATGCTGTGTGTATTGTCATGGACAAGCTCGGAACCGCAAGTCTACAGCTTGACGTCGTACGACGTTATCTGAAAGCATTGTCGGACCAAGCCTACCACGACTGACACATTGCTGGCGAATGACACTTGGCCATTCGCTTTTTATTTTTAGGAGCAACACATGGCAAGAAGACCAGTCGGACGACTTAAATTCACTCGTAAATCTCATAATAAGATATCACCTCATATTTCAGGACCAAAAATCGCTCTGAATATGTTCTATGCTTGGATGCTTGGACGTGATATTCCTTGCAGACTATATGAGCGTCGCATCGATATTCCAATCGAAACCTGGAACGAGTACGATGTTCAGATCATGGACGGACTTGACGCGATCAACAATATATTCCATGACAATTTCCAGGTAAGGAAGTGGTAACATGACCGGTGCTTATACCAATCATATTGTCCTGCTTGGCAAGCAGGGTTCCGGTAAGACGTCCATTACCGAAGAACTTGCTCGTCGAGGGTTTCAGCGCGTCGTATCGGTGACCACACGTCCTCCTCGCGATAATGAAGAGGATGGTGTCGATTACTGGTTCGTGGACGATGCCAAATTCGATGCGGCTTTGCCGGATTTGGTAGCCGTTCGAGAATACCGGACCATATTCGGTACGTGGCGTTACGGCGTGAATCTTCAGGATATCAATGCCGATGACGACACGGCGACCATTCTTGATCCGACTGGATATTTGACCATTAAAGACCGCATCACCGATCGATTCGGAGTCTATCTGCATATCGATGACAATATTCGATATCAACGACTGCTCCTTCGAGGCGACGATCCGGAGGAAATCAGTCGTAGGGAACGCGACGATGCCGCCCAGTTCGCTGTACTCGAAGAACGACTTACCGATGTCGTGGACATGATGTCCAATGGCAAACGATGGGTCAATTTCGAGGAATTCTCGAAAGGTGGATATGATACCAGTCGAACCGTGACCGAAGAAACCGATCGGATTCTTCGGTATATGAACGCGTTCAATCGCGGAGAGATCAATTATGAACGAGCACCACAACCGGTGTTCGATCATGATCCGGAATTCTGATTATAACTAAGGAGAAAACATGTTATTTGCACTGAAACATCTACCACCGAATCTCCGCGAGCAGTTGCACAATGAGGAGGTGGCATCGGAACTCTTTCCCAAGATCATGGATAGGTCGTATCAAGCGCCACATAACGCCATCAGCGGCTGGTGTCAGTATGTTCGACCGAATGGCGTATCATTCTGGGTGTACGCGGATGACAACGGCGCTGTCTGCATCGAAACCGAGGCAATGAGAAATGCCACGAATATGACAACGGTCGACAGGGATTTCGATGTCAATACTTCGAAGCATGAGCTTACTCGTTTTCTCGAGCAGATAGCACCATGGATACTTGACTGCGATTTCAGACAAGCCATTATACGATCATCGCAAGGCATATCGTTGTTCTTTTCCGAAAACGGCATGACTCGATGGATATTTCGTGTGTGGGGGCCAAAACGATGGTTATTGTGCAACCCTGAATACGATTATGATCGTATATAATCGCGAACCATACATACCCTTTAATGAGAACCATTAACCATCAATAAAGGAGTTATCATGAAGTTTAGCACCTTCTTCGGAAAGTACACCATTTGCAGCCTTATCTATTCAGCAATTTCGTTTCTGATAGGAATCGCCGGTTTCGGCGTTCTCTACCACATTGGAAAGAAAGCTGAAGAGGAGGATGACGAGGTGAATCCGATCACTGCTGATGACATGAATCTAAATAATGACTAATAACCTCAAGGCTAAGGCCGCATTTCAAACATGCGGCTTTGGCTTTAACTTTTAAGGAGCAAACATGAGAAATAAAATCGAATTGTATCGTGAAGCACGACTCTGGATCACCAAGGTCATTATTCCATTGGCTGGAATGGCGACGCTATATTTCAGTAATCCTGACAATCGTGCAGACTTCAAAACCCGTTTTCTGAAGTCAAGAATCGAAAAGAAACTTGGAGGTCTGCTATGAGTTATGATAACCCTAAGGAATACGGCGTATATTTGAACAAAGGCGAGCAGGAAGTCCATTTTCCCATCGGATTGGCTTTCGATAGCGAGCAGATTCCGGAAGGAAAACATGCTCCGCTCAAGACACTCGAAGAAGCGGCCGAATTGACGGAAGCGATCAAAGACCAGCTGAAAGGGCAGAATGATCCCGAAGCTGATTATGAAGCACTTCGCCAGCATTCCCTCGAAGAATTCTGTGACGTATACCAGACGCTGGTGAATATCGCATTCGCTTTCGGATTTTCCCAGACCGAGATCGAGAACGCTTATATGAAGGTCGTTCGTCATAACGATGAACGAGGACGTTATCCTTCAAATGAATTGGAGGAAAGTTGGCTTGGCTGAAACAGCACTTCCAGCTCGGTTACGTTACGGTGGTTAAGGCATATGCCAAAACCATTGCCGCCGAATGCAAGCTGTTAAGCGCGATCTATAATTCAGGTCATGTTACAGACGTGACGATAATGAATCGCGAATTCGATGGAGTATATACCATACGAGTCAAAACCAGTGTGCTTACGACTCCATTTGCCTTGCGGAAAAGGATCGCCAAACAACTGGTGCATTTCTAGACACTGTAAACGCGAACCATACATCCCCCTTAATGAGAACCATACACAACCTAATGAAAGGAAAAATCATGGAAGATCAGAACAAGGAAACCACCGAAGTCGTCGAGACCGAGGAGAAGAAGCCCAACAAGATCGTCCAGTTCGTCAAAGATCATAAGGACCGTATCAGGGACATCACCATTGGAGCCGCTGCCGCCGCAGGACTCGCACTGCTGATTCACCTGGGAAAGTCCGAAGATGATCTTGACCCGGACTGCGACGACGTCGATTGGGATCATCCCGTGTCCGACGAATCGAATTCCAACGCTGAATCCACAGATTCCTCGCAAGAGTGAATTGTTCTACAAGCCAGAGTCGCACATGCGGCTTTGGCTTTGTCTTTTGGTTGGTCGTAAATATGGATATTATTCTATTATTAATACTGGTATTTCTAATACTATGCATATTCTATATGATATTTTATTAGCGAACCAACAACATACCAATCAGAAAGGTTGTTATGGTGAGTAATATCATCACAAACGGACGAAAATTTCTAGGAAGAAATTCCCATACAATTCTCACAGGCACGGCAGTGGTGGGTGTGATCGGAACCGCCGTTATGGCGTCACGAGATACCATTCAGGCGAATGATCGTCTGCTGGAGTATCGCATGGAGCTCGACGGCAAGCCATATGACAAGAAGGAGCTCGTCAAACGAATCGCTCCATGTTATATTCCGACCGCGTTGACGGTCGGTGCGACGATCACCGCAATCGTCGGAGCCCACCAGACCGCCACGCATAAGATCATCGCGTATTCCTCGGCATATACCATGGCCCAGGAAGCCGCGACCATCTATCGTGATAAAGTGCACGAGATCGTTGGCGAAAAAAAAGCCAAGGAAATCGAAGCCGCCGTGGCCAAGGACCAGATCGCCAAATCCAAAGACGACGCTTCGGCCGTGGTCATCGGCGATGGCAACGTGCTGTGCATGGACGGTTTCAGCGGACGGTTCTTCCCGTCAACACTGGAGAAGATCCGTAAGGCCCAGAATGATGTCAATTACAAGATGAATGCTGAAATGTATGCATCGTTGAATGACTTCTATGAGGCCTTGGATCTGCCGTATATCGGTTGTGGCGATGATCTCGGTTGGACGTCGGAACATCCGATCGAACTGAGTTTCAGCACCACGCTGACCCCTGATGGAAAACCGGCACTCGTGGTGAATTTCCACGAATCGCCGATGGCCGACTATCGCAATCTTATTTAAGTGTCAACAAGGAGTAAATCATGTCTTATATTTCCCTACTCGCCCAAGCCGGTAAAGCAGCGGCTCCATATCTGAAGCCTCTTGGCATCCGATTGGGCAAATCCATCTGTACGGGCGTGCTTACTCAGCTTGCGGGTAAGTATGCATTCCGTATAACCGGGGACCATATTCTGGCGCAACGTGATCGCGATATTCGCGAAGCGGTGAAACAGGATATGGAACTCAAACAACTCATAGCCCAACAAAAAGCGGCTATGTCCAACAAACAGGAGGAAAACTAACATGATCAAGGAAACCATTTCCTACGAAGACATCGACGGCAACAGCAAGACCATGGACGCATATTTCCATCTCACCATGCGTGAAATGCGTCAACTGCTGAAGGACGGCATCCAGGAAAAGCTTGAAGCTGTGACTTCCGGAAAGGCATCTCCGGATGAGATGTTCGATCTGATCGATGAACTGATCAAGACATCGTATGGCAAGCGAACTGAAATCAATGGCGAAGCGCATTTCGTAAAGGATCCCGAAGTCACCAAGATCTTCATGGAGTCTGAAGCGTATGACAGCCTGTTGGGCAAGCTGATGTCTGATGACGAGTTCGCGACGCGATTCTTCACTGGTCTGGTGCCGAAGGCCTTGTCCGATCGTCTGAATGCCATCGGCAACGGCTCGGCTCAGGCTGCACTCACGCCGGAAGCAGCTCAGTATCTCGCTCAGCTGAACCAGCAGACTAACTGATTCTCATATATTAAGTAATGAGGAAAGGGTTCGGACGATATCTGGGCCCTTTCCTTGCATATTTCGAAAGGATGGAGAGCATGATAGAAGACGATCGCAAGCCATTAGTCGTCGATGTCTCTCGACAGAACCTAGGTCTTCCGGAATCCAAAGAAACGCCGAAGAAAGCAGCAGTCGCTCATGGTAAGCTCAAAGAGGATACCATGGTCGAAAAAGGCGTGAAGCGCTTCTTCGGTGGTGATCCGAAAGACGTCCTAATGTATATGCTGACCGATGTACTGGTGCCGGCACTCAAGGATACATTCGTCGATATGGTCATCGGCGGAACGAAACGAATGGTGTATGGCATGGGTGCGTCTGATTATCCCCCGACCAGTCCTCGATTGGTTCGACGTGATAACCCAAGTTATTCACAGAACACGAACTATAACGCCATGTCGAGTAATCGACGCGTGATCGACAGCACGGTTCGTGAACGCCACGATTTCAGCAAAGTCGTGTTCCCAGACAGACCGTCGGCTGAAAACGTCCTGACGGCCATGAACGACTATATTCAGCAATATGGTGTCGTTCGAGTGAAGGATTTCTACGAATTTGCCGGAATCACCGCCGAATATACCGATCAGAACTGGGGCTGGCATGATATTCGTGGCAGCCGTGTTCGATCGATCTATGGCGGATATATCGTGGAACTTCCACCCACGGAGCATTTGCAATGAGCGAGCGAGAAGAGCTGAGAAACTGGTATTCCAATCCGTTGTGGGCACGTAAAGTCGACAAGATGACGGATGAACGAGTATCGGTGGTGCTCAAACGAGTACGAGCCATTAGAGAACAAGCGAGGAACGATCACAATGGTGGATCCAATCACAGACGGCATCGATAAAACCGATCATCAGATGCTGCTGACTGTCGACGATATTCGGGAGTCCGATCGAGCCAGAACGATATCCATGATCAATAAATCATGGTTGCATCGCCTGTTTCGACATTTTCCGGAGATAGCGAACTTGACGATTGATATCGTTATTGATTGGCCGGGACGATTGCCGAATACTGCCGTGGTCACAACAAGGGATGGACGGAAATATCTATATACGTCAGATCCGAGTTATGATTTCGGCACGATCGAGGAGATATGATGGATCGTTTTCTTGCCATGGTTCATTTCCAACAGCTCTTCCCCGAACTCTCGGAGCGAGTTCAGAAATACCGCCGGATGGACAACCATACGGCATTGATCATATTATTCAGCGGAGCGCACTATGTGTTTCGCTGGGAATCAACTAACAAGTGGACTCTGCAAACCGAGTTCGCCTACAAAAACAAATAAGGAGTAAACATGTCCATTAAAAGCACATTGGTCAAAACCGCAGCTAAGAGCGGTCTCTTTCTGAAGAAACACAGTCCGGAAATTCTGACCTATTCCGGTCTGGTACTCGGCGTCGCAGCAACAGTAACCGCATGTCGGTCGACCATGCATATCGATGACGTGAAGAAGAACCATGAAACCGAGATGAGCCGCGTCGAAACCCTCGAAAAGATGGTGGACAACGGCGAGCTCGATGACGGCGATTTCACGGTCAATGAAGCGGCTTCGTCGAAGCAGATCATCTATATGCGTACCACCGTGGCTTATGCGAAGCTCTATGCTCCGACCATTATTCTGACCGGACTGAGCATCGCCTGCATTCTGTCGGCACACAACATCCTCCAGACTCGATACACGGCGGTTGCTTCGGCATTCGCTGCTGTAAGTGCCAAGTTCAGCGATTACCGCGAACGTGTTGTGGCCCAGTATGGCGAAGAGGTTGATCAGAAGTTCTATCAGAACATCGACAGCGTCGAAGTCACCGACGACAAAGGCAAGGTCGTCGAGACTAAGAAGGAGCAGAACGTCCAGACGCTGAGTCCGACCGATAAATGGTTTGGACCGGATTCTCAGATCTGGGATCACGAATCACCGGATATGAATACCGTGATGCTGAAGTCCGCATTGGATCGTGCTCAGAACAAGCTCGATTACACCGGTCACCTATTCCTGAATGACGTCTATCGTCTACTTGGTCTTCCGGATACCAAGGAAGGAGCCGTACTCGGTTGGATCAATACGCCGGATCGCGATTCGGTCGTCGACTTCGGCGTGTTCGGATGCAGTGATGATCCCTGGGATAACGTCAAGGATTGCCCGTGGGATGGCAAGGAAGAGATCCTTCTTCAGTTCAACTGCGACGGCATCGTCTACGATCAGATCTGATCGTCATATGTAACATGGGAGCGTCATTGGAATCGTGGCGCTCCCTTTTATTTTATTAAGGAGAAAATCATGAAGGTTACAACCATTATCAAAATCGCCAAGGCCGCTGTTGCCGCTATATCTCTTGGAGTTGCTGCCATCGGTGCGATTCGTACTGCCAAGAATGCCAAGAAGCTGCATGAGACCGCGGTGGATGCCATTCAGAAGGCTGAAAACAATGAGATCGAGTCTGACGAACAGATGCAGAAGATCAATGATAATCTGTTCAATCGTGTCGGCGATATCGTGTTTGATGCCGGAGCATTTCTGGTAGCTACTGCTGCCACTGCCATTGTCGGATATCTGTGCATTTCCGCATATAATGACAGGAAATGGGCCGAAGGTATGGACGCTGTTACTCGCTACGGCTGTGCCGTCACGAAGGCTTTGGCTCATAGAATCAAGGCTGAGGAGGCGTGATATGAATCGTGAGAATCTGATATTCGCTGGTATCGGATTTCTGGCTGGCGTCGCTGTAACCACCGTCGTCGGATATTTCGGTGTGTATCGAAAATATATACCGCTTCGACAGCTTGAGGACGAAGTCAATCAGCTCGAGGAGCAACGTCAATCCAAAGGACGTCAGCTCGATGCCATGGATGCCGCTTACGAGGAACGCAAAGCGGCCTATGACAAAGATCTTCAGGATAGGTCGGATCGTCTCGATATGTACGATAGCGACATAGCCGATGCCAAAAAAGAACTTGAAATGATCAAGCCCAAAGAACAGGAACCTAAAACCATGAAAACAGAAGACATCAAAGACATTGATCAATTTACGATCCATGATGGGAATCCTCGATGGGATGGACCGTTGACCAATGAAGAACAGGCGTCGTATGATGCTTGCGAAGGCGATGAGAATCTCATTCTCGGACTGCTCACTGAAGTGAAGGAACATCGATTCAAGAATTCCATCGATCCGAACCGAACCGTATATATGATCGACGACTATGAGCACAAGACCGCTCCGGACTTCATTGATACGGTGTATCTTGACTACTATGTCAGAGACGACAAACTCGCCGAAGGACGAGTGCTCGTCGAACGTCCGGATGATCTTATCGATATGGCCGTGCTGATGCAATTCGGAAAATACGGATGGCAGGAAGATCCGAACGTTGTGATCTGCCGTAATGATACGTTCGAGACGGACTACGTGATTGAACGTCATGAGGAATCATATCAGGAATCGGTGTTCGGCATCGATCCTGATAAGATCACCTTGCCGTCACATCGAGTGCTCGAAGATATGGCCAGGAAAGCCTATGAGGAGGAGCAACATGCCTAAGAGCGAACCACATGTGAAACCATATTTCGATTGGCTTCTGGAAGATGTGGTCGGTATTGATAATGATGGATATTCCAAACTCTATCATGCGATGAATACGATCCGTTACACCTATCGTATCGCCATGGATGCCAATCGAGAAGGCGATGCTCTCGAACTCCGTGGAGATTACGAATATTACAATCACGCACCATGCGAAGCACAATTCCAGGGAGGAGTGGTGAGCTTCCTGGAATTCCTCGTCGCAGTGATTCTACGGGTCGATAACGATCTCGCACTCAAGATCTCTCGTGCCGATTGGATGCATCTATTCATCAAAAATATGGACCTGCAAGCCTACACGGATTCATATTTTGATGCCGTTGGAGATGCATCCGAACCGGTACGACTGCTTGTCGAACGCACCATGAACCGGAAGTATAATGCCGATGGGAGCAATGGCGGGTTATTCGTCATCAAGGGATGCGATAAGGATCTTCGACGGATGCAATTGTTCGATCAGTGGACATTGTTCGGCAATTCCGACCACGATATTCCATATAAGTGGGACTAGAAAGGAGTGGGTATGGACCAAATACGAGTGACTGAAGTCAAAAGCACCAAAACCACAACCAAGGTCATTGCGAATCCTAGGGCCCGTGGATTCAAGGATCTTATTGTCAAGGGTGGACAGTTCTACGCCGTATATGATCCAGATACGCACCTGTGGTCCAGAAGTGTCGGTCGCCTCTCCGAACTTATTGATAGGGATATCAACGAGTATATCGCAACGCATTCGGACAAGACCTTGACTCCGGAGTACATGGACAATATGTCCAATGGACAATGGAACCGATATTTGTCGCAACTGAAGAATCTCGATGACAGCAGCATCATGCTGGATCAGAAGGTTATATTTGATAATGATGACGTTACTCGAGAGGATTACGCATCATTCAAACTACCTTATGATCTCATCGAGGGTCCAACACCGAACTATGATCGCCTGATGGAAACGATCTATGACCCGGACGAGCGTCGAAAGCTCGAATGGGGCATAGGTCTGATCGTGGATGGTAAGGACCAGAAACGCATTCAAAAGTTCTTCGCCATTACCGGTGCTCCTGGTACCGGTAAATCGACGATTCTGAATATCATTCAGGAACTGTTCGGGAACTACGTTTCGTTCTTCAACGCCAAGGAACTTGGTCAGGGATATCAATTCGCCACTGCTGCATTCAAGAATGCGCCACTTGTGGCCATTCAAAGCGACGGCGACCTCTCAAAGATCGATGATAATTCATTGTTGAACACCATTGTTTCGCATGAATATATCAAAGTCAATGAGAAAGGCGTCAAGCAGTATGATATTCCGATCAAAACGATGCTGTTCATGGCTTCGAATAAACCAGTGAAGATCACAGACTCGAAATCAGGTCTGATCCGAAGGTTGATCGACGTCTATCCATCAGGACGAAAACTCAGCAATGCTGATTATTTTGAAGCCATGGACGGCATCAAATTCGAACTTGGTGCGATCGCCCACCATTGCCGAGAGGTCTATCAGGAAATGGGTCCGAACGCATATGGCAATTACGTGCCAACCGAAATGGTGGCCAGAACGAATGATATGTATTCGTTCTTGTCAAGTGTTCTCGACCAATTCGAAGATAACGATCATATCGATGGCCTCGAACTTTGGCGTCAATATAAGGTTTGGTGTGATGAAGGAAACGTGACCATGCGCATGAAACGTGATGACTTCCTGTTCGAATTGTCGTCATATTTCAACAAGACGACTGATAACATCGTCAATGGTCGCAAATCCACTCGTAACACCGGTTTCGAGGGGATCCGTTGGGATAAATTCGAGAAAGTGGAGAAACCGAAGCCGATCGAAGCGAGAAAACTCGAACTCGATTCGACCGATTCGGCATTCGATCGCATGGCTCAGGATTGGCCGGCGCAATACGCCGCCGATAATCTAACCGGAGGACCTCGGTTGCCTTGGGATCAGGTAACCACCACATTGAAAGATGTGGACACCACCAAACTGCATTGGGTACGAGTACCTGAGAATCATATCGTCATCGACTTTGATCTCAAGGGCGATGACGGCGAGAAGAGCCTGGAACGAAACCTTGCCGAAGCTGCTAAATATCCGCCGACGTATGCGGAATTGAGCAAATCCGGTAAGGGCGTGCATCTGCATTATATTTACGATGGTGACGTGACGAGACTCAAACCTCTGATCGACATCAACGTCGAATGCAAAGTGTATCGAGGGAAGTCAGCATTGCGAAGGAAACTCAGCAAATGCAACGATCTCGATGTGGCGCATATTTCCAGCGGTCTTCCTCTCAAAGGAGATAAAACCATGATCAATGAGAAAGCGATCAAAGATGAGCAGCATCTTCGCAATCTTATTAAAGGAAACCTAAGAAAGGAATATTGTCCGGGAACCAAGCCATCGATCGACTTCATCTGTAAGTTGCTGGATGAAGCATACGAGTCTGGCATTCAGTATAACGTCGAAGACATGCGTCTGGATATTCTCAATTTTGCCATGAACTCCACGCATAATCGAGATTATTGCATGAAGGTCGTGGCGAACATGAAGCTTCGTTCGGATGAACCAGATAGCTTGGAGCCGCCAAAGCATACCGGGACGCCTGATATTCTGACGTTCTATGATGTCGAGGTGTTTCCGAATCTGTTCATGATCTGCTTCAAAGACGCAGGTGATGAGAAGAATCATCCGGTGAAGACCTTGATCAATCCTGATCCGAAGGATGTTCGCAAACTCTGTGGCAAGGCACTGGTCGGATTCAACAATCGACGATATGACAATCATATGCTGTATGCGTGGGGTTGGCTCGGCTATGACAACCAACAGCTCTACAACCTGTCTCAGGATATCGTAGCTGGTGGACCTCGCAGTCGAAACGCCATGTTCCAGAATGCCTACAACATCTCCTATACGGATATCTACGACTTCTCAGCAAAGAAGCAGTCATTGAAGAAATGGGAGATCGAGCTTGGGATCGATCATCACGAACTCGGCATGCCGTGGGACAAACCCGTCGATCCGAAGCTTTGGGATCTGGTGCAATCGTATTGCGAGGATGACGTCCGAGCTACGGAAGCGGTATTCAACCATCTTCATGAGGATTTCGTGGCCCGTCAAGGTCTGGCGAATCTGTCCGGCCTCACACCGAATGATTCGACGAACCAGCATACAGCACAGATCATATTCGGAGACGCGAAGAATCCGCAGAAGGAATTCCCGTTCCCGGATCTGAGCGAAACCTTTCCCGGGTATACCTTCGACAAATTCGCTGACAAGGATCACAAATCCAAGTATTTGGGCGAGTATCCTTCTGAAGGCGGATATGTGTGGGTATACGGTATGGCGAATGGTGACAATGGCCCATATTACGGACGTCGGATCCAATGGTCCATGACCGGGAAGGATCGACTCGAACGATATCGTGAGGTCTATCGATCCCAGGATATGGATTTCGACACCATGCATCCGGATCTGGTGAAGCGTCTCGAAGGATATTCATATGACGGCACCGATCAATTCATGCCCGAACTTCCAGACAAGAAGCTCGGCGGCATGTTCGGAAACGTCGGTTTGCTTGATGTGACCAGTCTACACCCGTCGAGTCTTGAAGACATGAATTTCTTCGGTCCATATACCAAGCGATTCAGCGATATCAAGGCCGCTCGTGTTGACATCAAGCACGGTGATCTCGAATCCGCTCGTCGACGTATGGATGGTGCTTTGGCTCCACTGCTTAAGGAGGGTGAAAACACCAAATCACTTGCGCAGGCGCTGAAGATCGTGATCAATTCGGTATACGGTTTGACCAGTGCGAAGTTCCCGACAAAGTTCAACGATGTCGGGAATGGAGCCAACGATCGCAATGCCGACAACAAAATTGCGAAACGCGGTGCCTTGTTCATGCTTCTGCTTAAGCAGAAGGTCATGGAGCTTGGTTACACAGTCGTGCATATCAAAACCGATTCGATCAAGATAGCCGATATCGATGAATATGTTGTGACATTTGTCAATGACATGGGAGCGAAATATGGCTACGGATTCGAACTCGAAGCGATCTACGACAAGATGTGTATCGTCAACAAAGCGACATACATCGCCCATCATTGTTACGGCGACGACGGACACGACGCCGCATCGCATGGTGGTTGGGCGGCAACGGGTGCACAGTTCGCCGTACCGTATGTCTTCAAGACACTGTTCTCTCATGAAACGATTGATTTCAAGGATCTTTGCGAAACCAAATCCGCCACGACATCGATCTACCTAGACTTCAACGAGGGCCTACCCGAAGACGAGCATCGCTATGATTTCGTCGGCAAGGTAAGCGCCTTCAGTCCGGTCCAACCGGGTTGTGGTGGAGGTCTGCTGGTTCGCGACAACGGCAACGGCGGTTACGCCGCGCTATCCGGCACCAAAGGTTATCGATGGAAGGAATCGAGCGTTCTCCGAGACGGTCACAAACAAGATGAAGTCGATTATACCTACTACGAACATCTCACCGATGAGGCACGAGATGATATTTCGCAGTATGGTGATTTCGACTGGCTGGTAAGCGGCGAACCCTATATTTCGCCGAATCCTGGAAGCAATGATCTGGTTGCTTCCTTGACTCGATAATACACAGATCAGAAAGGTCAGCTCATGAGTGTGAGCGATTTTTTAAGTTTGATGATTTCACTCGGCTTGCTTATACTCATGAGCTGGTTTGTAGACAATCATAAATTCTAAGGAGCAATCATGTCAATTACTATGATCGTTACGATTTGTGCGATGGTCCTGATGATCAGCGTCAATCTATGGACCTATATTCCCAAGCAACGACCGATACCTCGACATTCCGATTTGTATATCGCCATGATGGAGACATTTGATCGTCCGGCAATGGTACCGATTGAATGTGGAAGGAAACGATAAATAAAATCAGACCTACCTTGAAAGTAGGTCTGAAAAAATCTTACTTTCGATAAAGTATACCAAGAACAGGAGTAAACCATGAAAACCAGAACCGAAAACTGGAGAGGATACAGTATCAGGTTTGTCGAGATCGATGGCAACTGGTGGGCTGTACTCAAGGATATTTGCGATGCGCTGAATCTTAGCACGTGGGGAATTGCCCAAAGACTCGAACCGAATATGCTTGAGAAGATCGATGTTGAATCTATGTCGAATCGACCTGCATTCTATAAAAATCAGACCCCAATTCAAATGAGGTCTGAAAATATTGTTCAACGTACTCAGAAGATGCTCGTCGTCAACGAAATCGGCATCTACGAAGCATTGTTCGCATCTCGCAGACTTGAAGCACGAAAGTTCCGCATATGGGCTGGAAGCGTGTTGCAACGTCTTCGTCAGAACATCGGTCTCAAACAATACGAGATCATGCGTATGACCGATCCTGATATTCAGGATCAGATCAATTACATGCTCGACGATATCTTCTACGACCCGGACAGCGATCAGCTCATGTGCTCGGTCACGGTCCAGGGCGGAGATGTCGACGTACGGCCATTTGATGAAATATACAAAGAACAGGAGTAAAACCATGGCACTCACCACCGAAGAAGTAGACGATCTCATGCATTGCAACTGTGATGCCGAGGTCAAAGCTCTTGATTTCGATATCACGGCCAACCGGATCAAAGCCATCCTCATCTGCACCGGATGCGGCAAAATGGTATCGGTGTCCGGTGATATCGATAGGATTTCGGATGTACGATATGCCGAAACGGTCCGATTGGTCCAAGACGAATCGGAGGACTGTGAATGAAACTTCCATTCAAAGTCCATTTTGAAATGCAACCAACCATTGTGAAGAACAAGGAGAAAATCATGTCTGATAATGACACCACTCAGGTATTCGATGCGAACGAAGTCATCGATCAATCCAAGTCCACGCTCAAGGATGTCGTGCTCGATCATCCGGCATATCTGGCATTGGCCGGCCTTGGCATCTTCGCCATCGGGTATCAGCTCGGACGTAACCAGGGCGTGAACTCGTTGCTGAAGTTCGCGATGAGCAACTGATGTTATATTTACTCATAGGCGCCGTACTGGTTATGATTTTCGCAGCGTGGTTCCCATTATGGTGGGATGATCATTTTTAACGCGAAAGAAACATGGACTTTAATGAGAATATTAATTCACATTAAAGGAGTTAATCATGACCGATATTTATGTCAAGCCCGTCATCATCGACGTTGAAACTGGAGATATCATCGATAATGATTCATTTGACACCAAAATGTTGTTGATCTTATACAAACTCGGCTATTTTTTCCAAGTCGAACGATTCAATGAACAAATTGATTCGTGGAACGAAGAGTTTGAACGTCTTTATCCAGATATTTATAATCATCTGAATGATCCCGTCAAACAGAAGTTCTACGACGATTTCATTGTTGAACGTTGGCAGAAGATCATAGACGATTTTAATAATATAGCATCAACGATCGTTAAGGATGCCAAACTATTTATCGACGATCTCTGTGTCAAGATGAATGATGGCAAAGGCCACATAATCGAAACGAGAACCGTTAATCCAAATTAATAATCGATAAAAAGACCGAGTCGCACATGCGGCTTGGTCTTTGTCTTTTGGCTATATTCGCGAAACAGACATGTCCTTTAATGAGAACCATCAAGAAAAGGAGTCAACATGTCTGTTGATATTTGCCAAGCTATCGCTGATTTCATTCTCATCACGATTGTCGTGCTGGGGATCGAAGCGGGCATTCAAGATCGTATCAAGCATAAAGATATGACTTGGTTTGCCTGGATCGGTCGCCACTGGAATAATCATAAGGAGAAGAAAGCAGCCAACAAACTAACAAAGAAACAAGACATCAACGAAACCACTTTCGCTGAGAAGTAATCATAAGCCTGAGTCGCACATGCGGCTTTGGCTTTGCATTTTAATAAAAGGAGATTATTATGCCTATCAACATCGTCAAGCGCCCGAACGGTGACGTCAACAAGATCGAATGCGAGAACGTTCGTCTGATCTGGACGAATTTCGCAGGCCGTGAAGGCAAGTACAATCCGGCCGGCAACCGCAACTTCAACATCGTCCTCGAAGAATCCGATGCCAAAACGCTTCAGGACCTTGGCCTAAACGTCAAGTTCCATGAGGGTCGTGACGAAAACGATCCGGGCATCTACACGCTTCAGGTGAAGATCAACTTCAAGTCCTACAATCCTCCGGAGATCTGGATGAAGAATTCGCACGGCAACGCCCAGTTGGATGAGGATTCCGTCAAGATGCTCGATCCGCTGGTGTCTGCCGATGCTGTGACGGAATCCTGGCTGAGCTTCAATCTGAACCATTACGAACAGTTCACCACCGCATATTTGCAGAAGCTGCTGGTGACGGTTCAGGAATCCGATTATGAGGCTCGGTTCTTCGACGAACCGGATTCCGCCATGAACACCATGACGTTCCACAAGGTGGAGAAGGACTGATGTCATACGATAACCGAACCCCAAGACCCGGAGTTCTGAAGGTCTGCATCTATTCCATCCTCACTGGAGGATTATATTTCTTCTGGTGGTTCGTCAAGACATTGTCCGGCGGATATCGCTGACATGACATCGCGACAGGTATGGGCCTTCATCGGCCTGTACCTGTCCTTTATTTTTGAAAGGTATACTCATGATTGATTTTGACACTCTCAATGGCGAGAAACTCATCGATCAGGCATCCAAGCAACATGCCGATGTCTGCAAAGCCTCGGCACAGATCGCATCTCGATACGCGGATATCTCAGATCTGGTCAAAGGTAAGCATGTCAATATGAGCACAGAGCATCTCGAACGATACAAATATCCGACGGTGTATTTGGACCCCGATCGTATGGAAGAGATCGAAGATGCTCACGGCAATCCAGTAATCCATATCTGGATGGAGTGCATGGATTGCACTGCCAGCGGTTTCATTGACATCAAGGATCAGGAGGAACTCCATGATAACAAGCAACGCCCGCAACCTGCCAAGTCGCAGCGAGCCAGTGGCAACCGCATGGGTGGCAGAGACGTCTCGGAAAAATATTGCTAGGGCTCGTCATGTCTCCTATCTGCCGAGCAACTTCGATCGTCTCTGGGAGATCTTTATGCTGATATTCCCGGACGACGCATTGAACGTCGAATCAGCTGAGGATTTCGATGATCATTCATTGAAGCTTGTCATCAACAGAGCGACCAAGAAATTCTACGATGACGATCAATACGAAGTCGACGACTTGACCGAATATGCGATATTCACCGTGGAATTCGGCCAATGGTATCTATGGACCAAAGGAGCGAGCCTCAATGGCGAATTATGAACCTGAAACGCCTGATTCGGACGTCTACGACAAACACGCCAAAGAGACATTCGAATATGTCTTGCCTGAACTTGCCAACAGCGTCTTCGAATACAAATCCGCTGGACCACATGGAGTGAGCTTCATCACCGGCAGTGGCGATGTATTTCTCTGGTATGAGCTGGCACCATATTCCAAGGATCCATCACAGATTCGATGGATCCTTGAGCATGTTTGCCAGAAGGAACGTCCGGTTGAGAATACGGATCGTCCAATGGCCTTGGAAACCAAATACGATTGATATATGTACACAAAGGAGTAATCATGTCCGACACGACTTTTTCGCCGTTCGTAACCATGTCCAGCACATCATTCTCACCGATCATGATATATAATGCCATGTCTCTTACCGTCGAAAAGATGCGAGCATGTCAATGTGATACGCCTTTGGCCATGACCAAACCGATGGCCGTTGCCAACAAAGGCCGCATGTATGTATGTACGAGCTGGTGCCCGTTCTGCGGCACAAAGCGCCGAGTCGAATGCAGTATGTATCATTTTCCCAAAACAGCATCAAATGATGTGTGGGAACTCGATGCTGATAAGATCTATATGTTCGTCAATGAAGTCAACAGACGAGGATATTTACCTACAGAGGCATCGGATGCCGATCTTGCATGGACGTATCCTCAATCCTATAGCGATGGAACCTTCGCTATCAACATATTCAATATGGCGATCGGACGAGGCCTCACCGTACGAGCTCCGAAAGGATACATCCTCAAAGACCCATATATGTCACATTTCGATAAGCAAGTGATCCAAGAATTCAACCAGCTCGGATCTCTCGGACTAATCTATCCGAAGGAGCCTACTCATGCCAACGCCTGACGCATACCGTAGCGCCCGTTGTCTGCTTGGTCTTACCCAGCATCAAGTCGGTAAACTGATGAAGATTCGTCGGGAAACCGTTTGCCAAATGGAATCGATCAATCCTACCACCACACGAACCTGGGCTGCATATTTGTGCTATTATGACGCTTGGCTGCGTGAATACGCTCGCTTGAGACAACCGCAAAATCTCTTTGCGGTTGATGCGATTCTTAATGGAAATACGACCGTCGTATCGTGGCTTGGTGAGTTGGAAGAACCAGAGGAAGCTCATCACGGCCGGGAGCATCCGAACCGTATCGTGGAGCTTAACAAGACATTTCCGAACATCATGGCTACCGTTCAATTTCTCATTGCGAACAAATATGCCGATGGGGCTCCAAGGACCATACAGACGAAAATCTCGCAAATACTCAATGGCTACACGAAACGGAAGACATTATATGGATTCCATTTCGAGAATATACGAAAGGAGTAGTCATGGCTCCGGCCAGCGTATTTGACAAGGCTCACAGACAGCTATCATGCCATGCTGGAGCCTCGATCATCATCACCGATGCATGGAAAATCAGTCCCATGCAATACGAATGTCTGGCAATGTGCTCGCGTTGCCGGCGACAAGTCTATATCCCGATCTCACGGGAAGAATACCTCAAGATGGATAATCGTGAGATCTGGCAGGAATAGGAGAACACCATGACACAGGATACTCTTACTCACGATCAGGCTCTCGAGAAAGCCGAATGGATCGACAAGCTTCGCGAACTGGGATTCGTCTGGGATGGCAACATCAACGGTCAGCCGAATCTCTCGAAATGGCGTCATAAGAACATCGGTCATCTCACCGCTCGTCTGGCCTTGGTGACCGATGGTCATTTCGTGGCCATGATCTGCATCGGTCTAAACCATGTCATGCGTCCCGATATCCATTTAGGCGCGGCGACGACGGAGGAGCTGCAACAGATCTATGATGTGATTACGGAGAGCGTGGAGGAGTCATGACCTCGATCAGCATCGGACCATATTTGCGATGGAAACTCAAGAACCTCGGATTCGAGTATGATCCCGTTGAGGACACCTGGTTCTGGGGATGGAAAAAGAAAGTCCGTCTCAACCTCGATCGATCCATCGGCATGTTCACCTGGAGCGCTTCGGTGGTGACGGCCAAGGCGCCGGCATCCTATGTGGATGATCGGCATGCCATTGTCAGCTGGAATCAATCAGAAGAAGAGTTTCTCAAGCTGAAACGCTCGACCATTGCGTATTATATCGGCGACATGGTGCGAAATCACAAGCCGACTGTGGCGAAATGACCGAAAATGCTATCTCAACATGTGGCCAGGAAACATATATCGCGTTTCGTGCACGTATTGTGCACATTTCGCGAGGTTTCTGTGGCCACATGTTGTATTTAGCGTAAAAATCTAGTACTTTGTCCGGTTAAAGTACTAGGTTTGATATATTAAGGAGCAAAATCATGAGTATCGAGATGATATATATCAAAGTACAGAACTGGTGTGGATGCAATGTTCGTTTCGTGAAGTATTGCGGAACGTGGTATGCAGTGCTCAAGGATATTTGTGACGCGCTGAATCTTCATACTTATAACATATCATATGTTATCAATGCAAATGATCTACGAAGAATACCCGTCCCATCATCTAAAAGAGAAGCTATCGCTCAACCCATGCTGGTCGTCAACGAACGCGGTCTCTATCAGGTGCTGCTGTTCAAAGATAGACGACCTGAGGCGAGGCAATTCACTGATTGGGTCTGCGGCTTGCTCGAGCATATGAGAACGGCTGTCGGACTGCAACCATATGAAGCCCTACGCATGACCGAACCGAAGATCCGATACGATATCGACGAACAGCTCGATGATATTCTCGCATATAATAAGGAGTAATTATGCCCGGTGTCAACTTACGACAGTTTCAGCACGAGTGCGTGCAGGCCCTGAGGTCGGGCAAGGTGTTGGCGGCCGGAGTTGGCGCCGGCAAGTCCATCATGGCGTTATATTGGTACGTCACCAAGTGCTGTACGGTGCGTACCTCGCATAATGCCAATGGCGAGCTATTTCAGATCATGCCGGGGAGTCCGGATCTGGTGATCATCACGACCGCCAAGAAACGCGATAACCACGAATGGGATGACGAGCTCTATCGCTACGCCCTGCATCAGGGTGAGAATTCGAAGAAGATGGGTAGGGTCCATGTCACGGTGGATTCGTGGAATAACATCACGAAATACGTCGATACGTCTGCCGTGTTTATATTCGACGAGCAACGGGCCATCGGGTCGGGAGCCTGGAGCAAGGCATTCGTGCGGATCGCCAGACGTAATCCCTGGGTGATGCTGAGTGCGACTCCCGCCGATACCTGGAGCGATTGGTGTCCGATATTCGTCGCTGACGGGTTCTACCGCAATCGTACCGAGTTTTTTCGTCGTCATGCAGTATATTCCCGGTACACGAAGTATCCGAGAATAGACCGCTGGATCGATGAGGATTATCTGAACCGGTGTCGTGATCACGTGCTGGTGACCTGCGAGGTGCCTCGAGAGACCGAACGTGTGGTGCATCAGCTGACCTGCGCATATGATAAGGAGACGGTTCGCAAGGCGATGAAGACGCGGTGGAATCCTGAGACGGAGGAGCCGTTCCTCAATGCCACGGAACTGTGCTTTTATCTGCGGAGGGTGATCGATACGGATCCTACACGTCTGTCGTACGCCGCACATGTGGTGCGTGACCATCATAAGGTGATCATATTCTACACGCTTCGTGCCGAGCTGGAGCAGATTCTGAAGCTTGAAGAGGTCACGGGAGTACCGGTATACCAGTACAACGGTGGTCGGCACGATGATCTGCCTCAGGGGAATTCCTGGGTGTATGCGGTGCAGTTTCAGGCCGGATCCGAGGGCTGGAATTGCACGAGCTGCAACACGGTCCTGTATTGGTCGCTACCGTACAGCTACAGACAGGCGGAGCAGGCGGCCGGAAGGATCGACAGACTCGACACATCGTACAAGACCCTGAACTATTACATCATGAGATCGTTCGCGCCTTTGGATCTGGGAATCATCCGGGCACTTCGGAACAAGGAGGACTTCAACGCCTCAGGGTTCCTGAGGAGCAGTGCGCGACAAAAGGAGTAACTATGCCAAAAGGAAGAATGGCTGTCGTGTATATCCATACGGGATACCGAAACATACAACACGATCCGTTCGATATTCGAGAACTACATGAATGGGTGGAAAGCAAGGGGAGTTTCTGCGGAGACGATCCTGCTGGATACGGAATCGGACAAATAACCCATATCGAACGGAATCAGGTTATGTTGAGACCCGATGGATACACTTTGGATATATATAGTGAGACCCATCAGGTGATATGTCCTGATTGCCGCAAACATCGCGAGTACGTATTCCGTGCCTATGATACCTCTTCTGCATGGTATCAGGAAACACGGTTCGATTATGGTAAGGAGTGATCATGCGTATCAATGAATTCGAATTGGTCAATCCGATGAGCAATGTGCAGAATACCATTGCAAGATTAATTGATCATCGTGGGTCATGCGATGATCTATTACCGAGACATAAGATCATCATGAGTGATATTCTGCTATTGCAGACGGATCTTGCGCATCCTGAGATATCATATGATATGACCGAGGCGAAGATCAATGCCTATTGTCCTCGCTGTAAGAGACATGGATCTGGATGGATCGAGACCAACGGATGGTTTTCCGCAGTGTCGCCATCACGCGGAGTAGTGATTCGTCATGCGATGGATGAGCTTCCTGCTCGTATGGATAGACATGGTCGTGTTTGCGGGCATCGTCGTTTGATGATGTCTTCCGCGGTTCGATCGAAGGATATCGCATTCCATGTCAGGGAGGAGAACACCAGGAATTATATCTGGTTCAAGAAGCGTAAGGCTTTGGCGAAGCAGTGGTTCCCGTTGAGTAGCGGTGACGAACAGTACCATTTGGTATGGTGTCCGGACTGTTTTGCGATGACTTGCGTGGACGTCGGAAAGATGTCTTTTACGCGGTACGACCCCTCAAACGCCAGTTTTAAAGGGAGTGAATGGTACTAAAAAGCAGTTCTAAATGTGTAACGTTTGTGTGACAAAAGCAGTTCTAAATGTGTAACGTTTGTGTGACATGTGTAACGTTTGTGTGACATGAGCGAAAATGCCCTTGATGCGGTAAAAACGCCAAAATCGGCTTTGTCACACAAACGTTACACACAAATCGGTTTTGTCACACAAACGTTACACATTTGAAAACGTCTTTTAGGGCCTGAAAACGTTGGAATTTCAACGTTTTTGGGGTTTTGAGGGTGTTTTTCTGTGTGTAATATTTCTGTGACATACTTCCTATTCCGGTGAAAAAAAAAATATAATCATTATAATATGAAAAGATATAAAGTATAACCTACGTCACACAAACGTTACACATTTGAAAACCACTTTTTTGCAGAAAGGAACTGTCATGACTTATTTCATCCTCGATGGTAATCGAGAAACCATTTACGAAATCGCTCACGACATGATCGGGTGTAGATGTCAACCCGGGACTCCGGTATGCATCAGTATCCCGAAGATCGATCCGGATGAACTCACACCTCAGGAACGTCGTAATTTTTCCATGAACGATTTCGTCCTGGCGTGTTATTGTTCCGGATGTCGCAAGCGAACCAAACTCATGGTACCGCTCGATAAAATTCCTCACGTCGATGCTGACGCCATCCGACAGATCGCACAGCAAATGTCGACAGAGGGGATTAATTGCAATCATGACCGAGAGAGCTGGGAAGTGACCGCACCAGTCATTCGAGATGATGCTCCGAGTCAAATCGATTTGAATGGCGTTCGCTTGCTGTTACACATCGTCTACTGCGTGAAGTGTCGACGTCTGGTACACGTGTACATTACCGATACCCATCGAGTGTTTTAGGAGGAACCATGCGTTTTCGCGAACCAATATTCGAACAGCCTATGCGAGTCATGGAAGATGATCATATCTGCCAGGACATCGACGACTACAGCTACTATGCCGGAATGCAGCTGGAGGACGCCAAGCGTGAACTTGTCGAACATAACGGCGATGAGATCATCAAGATCGGATGGATGCATGTAGTCCCGCTGCATCCGGTTCGGAAGTATCAGGATCATCCGATCAAGATCACCACACTTCGATACGGTACTTCAGAAGTATTTCCGAATATTTACGAAGCAAGCATCAAGAAAGGCTTTAGTCTTTCTTCGTTGCGTGACCTATTGTGTGGAAGGGGCATATGGTCGGATAACTTCGTTGCCGAATACATCTAGATCGTTGTGCACAAATGTGCACAAACATCGTCTCGTACATTTCCCATAATGGATAGAATATACATATAACTACAGGTATCTCCCGTATTTTACGGTCGGAGGTTTTCTATGGTTTTAGAGCGAGACTTCCAGCGTAAACTGGTCAAGCGATTAAGGACAGAGATTCCAGGATCTATTGTCATGAAAGCTGATGCGAACCAAGTGCAAGGCATCCCGGATCTCTTGATCCTTGCGCATGGCCGATTTGCTTCGCTGGAAGTCAAACGCTCTGCTACCGCATCTCATCGACCGAATCAGGATCACTTCGTCCAGAAGATCAACGACGATGGCGGCTTCGCTTCGTTCGTTGATCCTTCGAATGAAGACGATGTGGTGGACCAAGTTAAGTCGTATCTATCCAAAGCCTAGGGAATCACGGCTTTTCATTTTAGGAGTTCACATGACATTCACGTTCAATCAGCATACCGACCTTCAAGGTAAGCACGCATATTTGAGTGCCAGTCATCATGTCTGGCTCAACTATGACGATGAGCATTTCAAGGATATCTTCTATTCCAATCTCATGAAGGAACGTGGTACACAGCTTCACGCATTCGCCGAGTTTGCGAATAGGATGGGGCGTAAGATGCCGCGCAATCACGAGACCATCAACGAGTTCATCAATGATGGCCTTGGATACAACATGAGTCCTGAAGTGGTGCTCTATTACAGCGAGTATTGTTTCGGGACTGCCGACCTTATCGGTTTTGATCCAAAGAAGAAACTTCTTCGAGTATTTGATCTCAAGACCGGTCAGAAGGATGTGCTCGAGTTTGGACAGTTGCATGTGTATTGCGCTCTGTTCTGTCTCGAGTATAACATCAAACCAGATGACATCAGTTTCGAATGCCGATTGTATCAGAATGATGAAGTTCGCATCGAAGAGTTTACTGATCCGGAAACTATCAAAGATGTTATGAATCTCATTGTTCATGATGATAAGATGATTCGTGAACTTCGCGCCGAAGCGAAAGCTAATAAATTGATCTTCTAGAAAGGAGCGGACTATGGCTGAAGAGTCATATTCTGGTGATGACGAGTCGTTGTATGACTTCGAGCATTACGGCACCCCACATCAGGGCGCCACTCCGCATTCCGGACGGTATAAATGGGGTTCCGGCGATGATGATTCTTTAGCCAGAGCCAACGGCTTACTTGGCCAAGTGGCTCGGCTCAAAGAGCAAGGAATTACTAATTCCACCGAAATCGCCAGATCCTTAGGCATGACCACGACCGAATACCGAGCCCGATATTCCATGGCATGGAATGAAGCCGAGAACTATACTCGCAACCGAGCACTGAATCTTCAGAAGCAAGGTTGGGGTGCTACGGCTATTGGCAAAGAGCTCGGACGTTCTGAATCGACAGTTCGTGGCTGGCTTAAAGATGGTCGTGAAGTTCGTAAGGACATCGCTACCGACATCTCGGAAAAGCTTATGGCTTCGGTTCCGAAGAACGGCGGTCTTGATATCGGTAAATCCTCAGAATTATATCTGGGAACTTCTGCCGATAAGCTCAAGGTCGCAGTGCAGATGGCGGTCGATAAGGGCTATGAAGTCCACTACATGTACGAGAATCAGCTCGGCACTGGTCCTGGCCAGAAGACGACTCTTAAGCTGTTGACCGCTCCAGGTGTCAAGGTTTCAGGCCCGGAAGGTCTGTATGCTCATCGTGAGCGTATTGCTTCTTTGGCAAAGAACCTTGATGACATTCCCGAAGGATCTTCCGGTGCATTGAAGCCTCCAGTCTCAATCGACAGCAAGCGAGTTAAGATCGTTTATGCTGAAGACAAGTTTGCTGGATTCAAGGGCGTCGAACGAGATGGCGTAATGCTGATCAATCCCAAGGCTCCTGATCTTCAGTTGCCTGATGGCAAACGTTACGCTCAGGTTCGAATCGCCGTTGACGGCACTCACTACCTCAAGGGTATGGCACTGGTTGGTGATCCTCGGTCGTTCCCGCCTGGTGTTGATGTGGCCTTCTGTACCAACAAGCACAAGGGAACTCCGAAGATGGATGTTCTGAAGAAGATGCAGACCATCAAGTCTGCCAACGGAACAGAAGTCATCGATACTGAGAACCCGTTCAAGGCAGCGGTGCGTTTGCAGCCCATGTATGTGGATCCAAAGACCGGCAAGAGGAAACAATCGTCTTTGAATATTTTGAATACCGAAGGCGATTGGGATACTTGGTCTAAGAATCTACCATCCCAGATGCTTTCCAAGCAGGAACCATCCTTTGCTTCTCAGCAACTCGGTATCGCTCTGGATCGCTCTCGATTGAATCTCAAAGAAATTCAATCGTTGACCAATCCGATCGTCAAGCAGAAGCTCCTTCAAGAATTCGCTGATGAATGTGATTCTGCTGCTGTTTCTTTGAAGGCCGCCGCTGTTCCTCGTCAGAAGTCTCATGTAATTCTTCCGATCAATTCGTTGAGTGATCGTGAGATCTATGCGCCGAACTACCGAAACGGCGAGAAGGTGATGCTGGTTCGATATCCGCACGCTGGTCGATTTGAGATGCCTGAACTTGTGGTGAACAATCGAAACAAGGAAGGTCTCAAATACATTGGCAATGCGAAGGATGCAGTCGGCATTAATTCCAAAGTAGCCGAACGTCTATCAGGTGCTGACTTTGATGGAGATACCGTACAGGTAATTCCGAATAAGAAAGGTCAGATTAAGAATGCTGCCCCATTGAAGGGACTTCAAGGATTCGATCCTAAGGAATCGTATGCCTTACCGAAGGACATCAAGCCTAACGACAAACGTTTGATTTCTCCGGAGATGAAGCAGCGTCAGATGGGTATAGTATCCAATCTGATTACTGATATGACGATCAAAGGCGCTCGACCTGATGAATTAGTTCGTGCCGTTCGTCATTCCATGGTCGTGATTGATTCCGAAAAGCATAAGCTTGATTGGAAACAATCCGAGACGGACAACAACATCAAGGCTCTCAAGGAGAAGTTCCAAAGTGGTGGAGCTTCTACTTTGGTTTCGAGGGCTAAAGGTGTAGTTCGTCTTCCGGAGCGCAAGCCCCGATCCATGAAGAATGGCGGCCCGATCGATCCTGAGACTGGCGAGAAGCGTTATGAACTTACCGGCGAGTCTCATCGTCGAGCGGTTCGTAATTCGAAGGGTGAGATTGTTCGTTATGAAACAGTCCCCAACCTTACGAAGTCTACGAAACTTGCTGAAGCCAAGGATGCCAGGGAACTTTCTTCTGGTACTTTGATGGAATCTATTTATGCTCGTTACTCTAACGGCATGAAAGATTTGGGTAACCAATCTCGAAAGGCATACCTTCGGACGGAACCTTTTAAAGTGGACCCCCAGGCTAGAAAACAATACGCCCCTGAAGTTAAGAAGATGGTAGCCCAGCTCAACGAAGCCAAGAAGAACCAGCCCCTGGAACGAAAGGCCCAGGTCATAGCTAATGAGAGGCTCCGTGCTATTAAGGAAGATCATCCTGACTATGATAAGGAAGATCTGAAGAAAGCTGGACAAAAAGAACTCAAACGAGCTAGAGCTATTGTTGGTATTCAATCCAAGAGGGTGGATCTTACGGATCGAGACTGGGAGGCAATTCAAGCAAGGGCCATCTCAGCTAACAGGCTTCGTGAGATACTGCAATACGCCGATCCTGATCGAGTTCGAGAACTGGCTACTCCGAGAAAGAAAGAAAAGCTTCCTTCTTGGGCTATTGCTAGAGCGAAATCGCTCATGAATGCTGGCTACACCAACGCAGAAGTTGCAGATGCTTTGGGTATTTCAACTTCGACATTGTCTGAGAATCTTGGGAAGTGATGAAGTATGACATTATCACCACTAGAGCAAGCATGTCTTAGGCATGATGTATTGGTAACTACAGTTGACAACCCTATCAATCCATTCGTTGATTTTGAAGGATGGATGAATCTAGACATTGCCATGGGCTATGATACATGTGGTCTAGTTAGCCAAATGTTCATGGGTTACGACAACATGTCAGATGAAGATCAAGCTATTGAGTATGCTCGAATGATTCGAGATCTCTTTGCTCATGATCCTTTGGGTGTGTACACATTAGCCAAACGTCCATCATGGCGTGAAGTTCCATCTGCTGCCTCAAATGAATAGCATGATATGATTGCATATGTGATTGTGCATGTGATTGCATCATGTTGCTTGGCATCAACAACATATGCAATGGCAAACATGACAACCAATGCATGATGCATGTTGTATGTTAATTGATGAATGATAAGATTCGTATAAGCAATGAATCACATTCGCTCATACGAATCTTATCATTCATCAATCATTGTCAATCATTGTCAATCATTGTCAATCATCGTTGTTCATTGTCATTGTAAATGAAAACGATTAAATGCGAATGAATTAACTTTCATTCAACCGCAACCATCTATGTATGGTTTGTAAATGTAATTTATAATTCACATTAATGAATAATTTTGAATTCATATGAGTTTGGATTCAAAATTATTGAGATGCCCAACCCTAGGATCTCTTTTGAGATACCGGGGGAGGGGGTCGTGGAAAACACACCCCCTATGGCATCGCCCGGCAACTCGAAAATACCCCGCGGGGGATATTTTGGAATTGCTTTTTAGCTCTCGTAGGGTTCTCCGGGGGTGTTGGGTGCTCTCCGAATTAGTTTCCGATACATGTACCGCTGCGAAACGGTGGAAACACTCCTTGGATCGAGCATGATTCTCCCCAATACCCCTAGAAAACTCTGCGATAGCGTTGAGAATCCGCTAACAAAAGGAGATGATATCCATATGGCTCGTCGTAAACGGGTCGAGGAACCTATCTCCCCTCCACTTATTCCAGAAAGAACTCCGGAAGGACGTGAGCAACAGCTCGAAGCACTTGCTATGGATCTTGTTGAACGTCGTTTAAGAGAGGGAACCGCTTCCTCGGCAGAGACAGTGCACTTCTTAAAGCAAGCCTCGTCTCGAAATCAACTCGAGATGGAGAAGATGCGGTATGAGAATCGCAAGATCGAAGCTCAGACCCATGCCATCAATAGTTTCGAAGATCAGACCAAGCTTTTCCAAGAAGCAGTTAAAGCCATGCAGGGCTATATCATGCCGTCTGGCGAAGAAGAGGTGGAAGAATGATTTTATCGGATAGAACTATTCGAGGCCTCGCTACAAACTGCGGTTTGATCGAACCATTTGATGAAGATCAATTGCAGCCATGCAGTTACGATGTCCGACTCGATTCACGAATCAAGCGATTCGTGAAGACTAACGATTCAGCGATACATTTGATTGACGGTTTATCGAAAGAATTACGTGGCGTATCGATGGATACCCTCAACATCGCCAACATGAAATATGTTCTTCGCCCTGGCGAATTCATTCTTGGATCAACCGTCGAATCAGTATCGATCCCCGATTACCTAGCATGTCGTTTCGAAGGAAAATCATCGTTGGGACGTATCGGTCTGACGACGCATGTTACGGCTGGGTTCATTGATCCTGGTTTTCAAGGAACCATAACCTTGGAGATCAAGAACGAGAATCAATTTCCGATTCTATTAAAGCCCGGAATGCTCATCGGTCAGTTGTGCTTTATCCGTCTCAATACCAAAGTCGATCGGATGTATGGTTCTGCCGGCCTTGGATCCCATTATCAGAATCAATCAGGCCCGACCGCAAGTCGGCAATAACAGTTATGGAGTAAACAATGAACTATCAAATGATTGAATACGCAGTTCGTCGTTATATTGATGAAAAGAAGTTGTTTGATGATCGAAAGGATTACCACCTGTCTATAAAGACTGGAGGGTATATTCGAGGAAACTACTTTGCATTCGTTGTAACGGATCTGCCGGATGATAATCGAATTTATGAAGTTACAAGTTTGATGAATTCGAAGTCGATTGCTGTAACAAGTTACATTCAAGAGAATGCCGATCCGTTCTTTGTGTAATCTATAAAGGATGCTCGATCATGAATGGCATTATTCGAACTTATTCAGAACTCATGCGTATCGAATCGTATGAAGAACGTTTTGAGTATCTGGCTCTGAATGGAACAGTCGCTCGTCCGACATTCGGTAACGAACGATGGATGAACCAGAGATTCTATCATTCGAAAGAATGGTATGATGTTCGAGATTATGTGATCGCTCGAGACAATGGTTTTGATCTAGGTCATCGGGATTTCCCGATACCAGGAAAGATCATGATTCATCATATGAATCCATTGACTCCCGATCAGATCGAACATGCAGATCGTAATATGCTTGATCCAGAGTTTCTCATCTCGTGTTCTCTGGCAACCCATAATGCCATTCACTACGGCGACAAAGACCAACTTCGGATCATGAATGAACGTTTTCCGAACGATATGATACCATGGAGGTGAACATGAAAAAATATACCACATTTGAGATCGTAGCATGTGTTTCGGCGATAATGTCGGCATTGATCTCAGCGATCCTTCTAGGCATCATGTGCAGTTTCATGATTGTCACCAGGGATCAGCAACAGGAAGTGCGAACCGTTAAAACCGGTGACATTTCTTGGATCTGTCTCGATACAAAAGATGGCGATCGCATCGTTGCCGAAAGTTGCCAAATATTACCACATGCATAGGATGGGTGCTCATCAATGGAAATCATAGATGTCGTATCCTCACCCCACACCGTGGAATCAGGGCAACGGATCATATTCAGTTTTAAGATCGTCGATGATGGTCTTAAGGATTCGAACTACGTCAACATTTATGATGACCATGGTTCGAAGATCAATTTCGGTTTACCGATTTACTAGAAAGAAAAAAAAAATGTCTAATATCAAGAAAGCAGTCGTACGGTTCAACAGTCAGGAACTTGTGGCGACTTATGATGCTGAGACTCAGTTGTGGACAGCCACTGCGACGGCGCCTGCCACGTCTTCGTATGGTCAGCCCGATCATGTATACAAGGCCGAAGTCTTTGCTGAAGATCAGGCTGGTAACTCTGCGACTGTTAATTCCAGTGATCCCACGTATGGTGCCCAACTGAAGATTCGCGTTCTCGAGAAGACCAAGCCTGAGGGTCAGATTCGTACCCCGTCTAATGGTTCCGTGCTCGGTACCAATACTCAGAACGTGGTCATCGCTGTGTCTGATAACGGCGGATCCGGTTTGAACAACGCTAGCTTCAAGCTGAAGGTGAACAACACTGCTATTCCGTTGAAGACAGCCGAAGCCGATGGATACACCATTGAAGCTGGTTCGGGTGCAGATGCTGGCAAGACCCTTGTCAAGTACACGGCGAAGAACCTCCCCGATGGCGCAAACAAGATCACCTTCGAATTCGCCGATAACGATGGCAACGTTGGCACTGTCCTTACGTCGAACTTCACCATTTCGACTGCTGCTCCGGCCCTTAACATCACCTCCCCGGCGGACAATCTGCTCACCAACTCCAAGACCATCACCGTCGCAGGCGCTGCTACTACACCTGTCACTGGTGTCACCATCTCCGGGGTCACTATCAAGGTCGACAGCGGTGCAGCTGAAGCCGTTACTCTCGGTGCCAATGGGTCGTTCAGCAAGGCGATCATTATTGCTACCGAAGGCCGTCACACCATCACGATCATCGCCACCGATTCGCTCGGCAAGACCACGCAGGTTATTCGCAACGTCACGATCGATGTCACCAAGCCGGTGATTACCGATGTCCATGCGTCTGCTACCACTGTCGATGCCGGCGGCCGCATCGTCTTCACCTTCAAGGTGACCGATAGCACCCCAGCCGCTAACGTCTGATAGGATCACATTATGATCATACGGGTATGGGGCGAAGTCGACGGCGTTGAAATACCGTTGCGACCCCTAAAAGACAAGCCGGATTACTGGTATGGGTATTGTGATTGGTCCCCAAATCTGCTGCACATGGAGTTGTGGGCCGAGAACGATCGAGGAGCCAGAGGCCATTTCGATGGATTCGTGAAAATCCAGTATATCGGCAACGCCAAAACCAAGTGCCGGCTTGTCTTGTATCCGTATGTCATACGTCTGATGCGAGACGGCCTGCCGTTCGCCGATGCCGGAAGGAGTCATCGTATGCTTGAATCGGAAACGTTTTTATGCGGAGAAGATCGTAGGGTATCCATCGCCATCAACAGTACTGATCGTCATCCGTTTGAGGTTACCAATGCGCTGTGGTCTCTCATGAACGGTGATGCCATCGAGGCTTCGGGCGATTGCGAAGTGCAAGCGATTCGAAGCGATTATACGGTGCTGAAAGCGAAGATCCAACCGATGATCGCCAACAACGTATACACGTTGCGTTTTAGTTATGACGTCAACGACGAACATCTCGAACAAGATGTTACCGTCAGAGTGAAATGAGGATCAATGGGTACGTTATTGCAGTCTTCGATCCTGAACACGATCAAGCAGATGCTCGGCATCGATGAAACATTTAATGGTTTTGATCCGGAAATCATCATTGATATCAATTCGGCATTGATGACTTTGAATCAGATAGGAATCGGACCTTCGGACGGATTTCAGATTACTTCCGAGAGCGAGGTTTGGCATAGTCTTACCAGCGACGTATCGCAACTCAATGGAATTAAAACCTATATCTATCTCAAGACACGATTGCTGTTTGATCCTCCGTCCAATTCATTTCTCGTGCAATCTATGGAAAAACAGACTCAAGAGCTTGAATGGCGATTGAATGTTAACGCGGAAGGAGCATTTGATGGATAACGACATTGAAGCCATTGATCCGGTCGAGCAATGTTTTGAACATTTCGGCATCTTCGGTATGAAATGGGGACGTCGACGTTCGACTAAAGAACTTCAAGCCGCTCGCGGCAAGAAAGATTGGGAAGGCGATTCCGACAGGAATTCGGGTAAGGACTCAACTGAAGGATCTCAGGCGCCTAGGAAAGACTCAACTGAAGGATCTCAGGCGCCTAGGAAAGATTCAGCTGAAAGTCCCAAGGCCATTCACAAAGAATCCGACCATGAGAAATACCAGCGTCTTTCTCGCATGAAGGTTCAGGATATGTCCACTCAAGAGATTAACGATTGGGTGAATCGAACCAATGCCATAGCCAATTACAATCGATTGACGGCTCAGCAGAAAGAGGAATCGCGATCCAAAGGCCAGAAATTCATTCATTTCATGTTGGATACCGGAAAATCCATGGCCATCGATGCGGGCAAAGAAATCGCTAAAGATTATCTTAAGACGGCTCTCAAAGGATATGCTGAAAGCAAGATCGCGCCTTCTACGCCACGACATGCGAAGTCGAAAAAGAAAAAGAAGTAGCGTATGACACTGTCAAACACTGCGACTCCGCGATACTATGGTGAGTTTCGTCAGAAAGTGATATCAGGTGAAATCCCGGTATGTCGTGAAATCTCGATGGAGATGAATCGTATAGACGCCATGATCGCAAACCCTGGCATTTACTATGATGATACCGCTGTCGAGCATTGGGTGAATTTCTGCGAGCACGAACTTGTGTTGACCGATGGCTCTCCGCTTCATTTGCTTGATTCGTTCAAGCTATGGGGCGAGCAGATCTTCGGATGGTATTATTTTGTGGACCGATCGGTCTATATTCCGAATACCGATCGTCCTGGAGGCCATTATGTCACCAAACGCATCAAAAAGCGTTTGATCAATCGACAGTATTTGATCGTTTCCCGTGGCAATGCCAAGTCATTGTATGCAACATGCTTGCAGGCATACATGCTATTGTGTGATCCGAATACTACTACCGGCATCGTCGTGGCACCGACTATGAAACTTGCCGATGAGATCATGTCGCCGATTCGCACCGCTATTCAGCGAGCTCCAGGACCGGCGATTAAGATGATGACGCAAGGAAAACTCCCAGGACGAAGTGGCGGTGTCACTGGCAATCAGGTCATGCTGGCCTCAACAAAGGTTGGTATTCAATATTTTCCGACGAACAGTCTCGTCGAAGTTCGTCCGATGTCCATCGACAAACTTCAGGGCGCTCGACCTAAGATCGCTACTGTTGACGAGTGGCTTTCTGGCGATACTCGCGAAGACGTTGTCGGTGCATTGGCCCAAGGTGCTTCCAAAGAGCAATCCGATAGAGGCGGTTCCGATTGGCTGATCGTGGCGACGTCGTCCGAAGGCACCGTCCGTAATTCGGTCGGTGATACCATCAAGCTTGAGCTTATGAGTATTCTGAAAGGCGAGTATCAGGACTTTCATACCTCGATATTCTACTATCGACAGGATGATGTCAAAGAGGTCGCCGATCCGTCAATTTGGATGAAATCGAATCCGAACATTGGCATCACCGTAACGTATGAAACGTTGCAGAATGATGTCGAACGTGCGGAGAAAGCACCGGCCAATCGCAACGATATTTTGGCTAAACGTTTCGGTATCCCTATGGAAGGCTACACCTACTTCTTTACGTACGAGGAAACGCTTCCACACACAAAGAAGGATTTCTGGGGATTACCATGCGCACTCGGTGCCGATCTTTCACAAGGCGACGATTTCTGTTCGTTCACCTTCATGTTCCCACTGCGTGGTGAAGTGTTCGGAATCAAGACTCGAAACTATATTTCTGAGTACACCTTGACAAAACTTCCTACAGCTGCTCGTCAGAAGTATGAGGAATTCATTCGAGAAGGTTCTTTGCATATCATGGAAGGGACCACTCTTGATATGGATCTGGTGTACGATGATCTCGATCAACACATCATTGATTGTCAGTATGATGTTCGCGCATTCGGTTATGATCCGTACAATGCCAAACGATTCGTTGAACGATGGACTCAAGACAACGGTGCTTTCGCCATTGAGAAAGTCATTCAAGGAGCCAAGACGGAATCCGTTCCGCTTGGTGAATTGAAGAAACTCGCTGAAGATCGTCGTTTGTTGTTTGATGAATCATTGATGTCATTCACCATGGCAAATTGTATGACATTGGAAGATACCAACGGTAATCGAAAGCTATACAAGGCTCGTCGCGAAGACAAGATCGATGCCGTTGCCGCAATGATGGATGCTTTTATAGCATTCAAGAACAATCGAGACGCATTCGAGTAAGGAGGTGAATCATGGCTGAATTTAAGGCTGCTCTTCGTAAAAAACTTTCGCGAGAAGGAGAGGCCCTTCCCGATGGAAGCTTTCCAATTCGTAACGAAAAAGATTTGAAGAATGCCATTAGTTCGTATGGTCGCTCCAAAGACCCTGAGAAAGCCAAAGCGTGGATTAAACAACGCGCCAAGGCTCTGGGATTGGAGAAATTAATTCCAGAATCATGGGTTTCAAATATGCCTGCGGCTAAGGCAGTTCGAAAGAAGCCGTCGAACAACCAGTTCGTTGCCAAAGCTGTTCGAAAGAAGGTGATGAACTGACATGGCTACCGCATTAACAAGAATCAGCAAATTCTGGAATGCTTTTTCGACTCCTCCAGGGAAGTATATCCCAAACGTTGGACAATCATATTCATTGAATCCGGATCGGCCTTATTTCACCGGTGGAAATGAACGGTCTATTGTTTCGGCGTTGTATAATAGGGTTGCTCTCGACGTGTCGACACTGACAATTCGACATTGCCGATTGGATGCTCAAGGCCAATACATTGAGGAAATCAAGGATCCTTTGGATGATTGTCTCAACGTTGCGGCTAATATCGATCAAACCGGTCGTCAGTTCATTCATGATTTGACAACCACCATGTTCGATGATGGCGTTGCGGCGGCAGTTCCAGTAAAGACATCCGATAATCCAAATAAGTTCGGTTCATATGATATTTATGAATTGAGGGTTGGAAGAATTATTGCATGGATGCCTCAGCATGTTCGAGTGTCGGTATATAACGATATCTCCGGTCAACGAGAAGAACTTGTTCTTCCCAAGACGATGGTGGCTATCATCGAGAACCCGCTATACTCGGTCATGAATGAACCGAATTCGACGCTTCAGCGATTGATTCGGAAACTTAATCTTTTGGATGCGATTGATGATCAATCCAGTTCTGGAAAATTGGATTTGATTCTTCAGCTTCCATATACGATTAAGTCTGATGCTCGCCGTAAGGAAGCTGAACGTCGTCGTTCCGACATCGAAAAGCAGCTCACTGGTTCGAAGTATGGTATCGCCTATACCGATGGCACTGAACGTATTACCCAGTTGAATCGATCTGTTGAGAACAATCTTCTCGAACAGATTAAATACCTGACAACCATGTTGTACGGTCAATTAGGCGTATCGGAAGCCATTGCTAATGGCACAGCTACTGCTGAGGAAATGCTGAACTATCACAATCGCACGATCGAACCAATCATCTCAGCGATCTGTGATGCGATGAACGCCAAGTTCCTCACGAAGACCGCTCGAACTCAAGGACAGACCATTAAGTTCTTCCGAGATCCGTTCAAGCTGGCTCCTGTCGATCAGATTGCTGAACTCGCTGATAAGTTCACCAGAAACGAGATCATGACCTCGAACGAATTCCGTTCGGTTCTCGGCATGTCTCGAGTCGATGATCCTGCTGCCGATGAGCTTCGTAATAAGAACCTCAACAAGGCCGATTCCGGATCAGATATGTCCGGTCTTACTGATGAGGGTCAGTCCGAAGGCTCTGACGAAGAACCAATGACCCAGGAACGATACGATGCGGAAATAGCAGCGTTCGATAAGAACGATGCCGATCTTGCAGATCTTGAAAAGGAACTGGAATGACCGAATCGTTTGAACACTACGCATCAAAGTATTATGATCCAGTCAAAGCTCATGAATATTACATGAAGACTAGACACCTCAAAGGATATGATACTCAAGGCAAGACATTGAATGATGAAGGTAAGCAAGCGAAAGCTTATATTACCAAACGAATCCGAGAGGAACGTTACTCAGTTCTCAAGAAGGAACAGAGTAATCGGAATCAAAAGATTTATTCATCTTCAGTGGAAATGGCTAATCAGATTCGTCAGCTGCAATTGCAAATGAAACAACTCACTCCTGAAAAGAAGAAGACGCTCGGTAAGCAGATTCAACGCAAGATCGCAGGATTGCGCGAAGACAATGCTCGAGCGAAAGCCGATTTTCAGAAGAAGTACATCGAGTTTGCACAGAAGACTCGTTCTGATTATTCGAAGACTCTGGATAGCGAAATCAATAAACTCTATTCCGATGCTTCGATGACCAAAGCTGTTCAGACGAAGAAAAAGTCTAGAACGAAGAAATAACATTAATTCGAGAAAGGAGTGATCCATATGGCTGATGGTTTTAAGAGTGATTTCAGTGGCTACGCTACAAAGAACGATGTTCTTTGCTCCGATGGCCGAGTCATTCGTAAAAACGCGTTTGCCGATCAGGATGGCACCGTGGTTCCTCTGGTGTTTCAGCATGATCATACCAGTCCACTTTCCGTGATCGGTAAAGCATTGCTGGAAAACCGTGATGATGGTGTCTATGCATATGGCTATTTGAACGATACTGATGCCGGTAAGGCTGCTCGTGGTATCATTCAACACGGCGATATGATGTCGTTATCCATTGCTGCCAATAAGGTAGTCCAGGAAGGAGCCGATGTGCTTCACGGTAAGATCCGTGAAGTGTCGTTAGTCTTTGCTGGGGCTAACCCGGAGGCGACTATTGATAATGTGATTCGTCATTCTGATGATGGTGACTCGTTTGAGGATCCGTCCTCGATCAGCGCTAATTTCCTGTGCGAGATCGAACAAGGTGACGAGTCTGGAGATCCTTCGGAGGTATTCTCTGAAGATTCTCTGAATGAAGTGCTTCACGCAGATGCAAATGTGGAGAAGCACAAGAAAGAGGATGAACCAGCTTCTGACGGTTCTGTCAAACAAACCGCAAAATCCAAAGAAACTGATTCGGACAATTCCGATTCTGAATCGGATGACGATGATCCTCAGAAGGTCTACGACACTCTGAACGATAAGCAGAAGGCGCTTGTTGAAGGTCTTGTCGGTATGGCTCTGAATGAGGGTAAGACCAAATCGGCCAAGACCGAGGGCGAACAATCCAATAAACAGCAAACCGTCGAACAGTCGGCGGATGAAGGAGATGAAATGAATATCTTCGAACACAATGCTACTGAAGGCGTTACGTCTTTCGAGCACTCTGATGATTATCAGAATTTCATGCATTCTGAAGGTGTGAAGGGCGCTACCGATTTCGCCCATGCTCAGGAGAACTTCTTCCGAGCTGCTCAGCGAGATCCGTCTGGTTCTCTTCAGAAGTTCGTGCTCCAGCACGCCCAGAATTACGGCATCAAGAACATCGACGTGTTCTTCCCGGATGCCCGTGCCGAGCGCACTGAGCCCGATCTGTACAAGCGCGACACCGAGTGGGTGGCCGGTCTTCTGAACGGCGTCCACAAGGTTCCGTGGACTCGCATCAAGTCCGCGTACGTCGACCTGACTCCGGATGAGGCTCGTGCTAAGGGCTTCACGCTTGATCGTAACAACAACCATCGCAAGTTCGATGAAATGATCACGGCGTACAAGCGTCAGACCACGCCGACCACCATCTACAAGAAGCAGAAGGTGGACCGTGATGACGTGCTCGACATCACTGAGTTCTCCGTGGTGAACTTCCTGATGCGTGAAATGCGTATCCAGCTCGATGAGGAAGTCGCTCGTGCAATCCTTATCGGTGACGGTCGTGAAGTTTCCGCTGAGGATCATATCAACACCGAATGCATTCGTCCGGTCGTTTCCGACGACGATCTGTATGTGATGCATTCCGTGGGCAAGGCTGACGAAACCCAGACCGCTCTGGTTGACCGTATTCGTCAGTCCAAGGTCGGCTATATGGGTTCTGGCGTCCTGACCGCATTCGTTTCCCCGACCCTGCACGCCAGCTTCGCCGTGCAGCGTGATCAGATGGGTCGTCGTCTGTACGATTCCGACGCTGCTCTGGCCTTCGAGCTCGGTGTCCAGAAGATCGTTGAGGTCCCGCTGCTCGAGAACTTCAAGCTGGAGAACCACAACACCCTTCAGGCCATCATCGTCGATCCTCGCGACATCACCGTCGGTACCGATCGTGGTGGTGATGTGACCTCGTTCAACGACTTCGACATCGATTACAACCAGTACAAGTACCTGATTGAGACCCGTATGTCCGCCGCTTTGACCAAGCCGAAGTCCGCGATCGTGATCGAGGCAGCCCCAAAAGCGTGACGCCTCCCGAATCGACTGACAAGAAGGTGACCGCCATCACGGTCGCTCCTTCCACGCAGTCGATCGCCATTGGAGGCACTACTCAGCTCAGGGCGACAATCGCCCCAACCGATGCGACCAATCAAAATATCAAGTGGTCTTCCAAGCATGAGGCCATTGCTTCCGTGTCGCAATCCGGTGTCGTGACCGGAAAGACCGCCGGCGTTGCCCATATCGTGGCTTCCGCTCAGGATGGCAGCAAGGTGACCGGTGAGGCTCAGATCACGGTTACCGCGCCGACGCTTGGAACCTTGACCGTTGGTGTCACACCTGGAGCCGATGGATATTCGGTGACGGTGACTCCTAACGTTGAAGCAGGTAACACTCGATATTATCGTGTGACCGCTGCGAATGCCGCTCCGATGATCACGTATGATCAGACGGTGATGACTTCCGAATGGACTGCGTTCACCGCAGGACAAAAGGTCACCGGAACCAGTGGTCAGATCATCTCCGTGGTCGAACTGACTGCCGGTGGTAAGGCTCGCAAGTACGGTAAGGCAGTGCTTCCCGCACAGTCCGCTTGATATAAGGGTGATCAATGGCCCGATTCGCTGGAGCAGTAGGATTCGCAGAACAGGTGAAGACGGCTCCCGGTGTATATCGAGATGAAATTGTCGAACGACAGTACACAGGCACTGTCATTCGCAATACCGTTCGTTGGAATACCGGGTCCGAGGTGAACGAACCGATGCGACTGGATCAGTCAATATCGATCATTTTGGACCCGTATTTCAATGATCATCTGCAAGCGTTGCGTTATGTGCGTTGGATGGGCGGATTGTGGAAAATCACATCAGTTCAGATCCAGCGCCCCCGTGTCATATTGCAACTGGGAAGTGAGTATCATGAGCAGACCCCGTGAGGAGTTACAACAGATACTTGAGAACCTCATGAGTGAAGCTTATGAGGCGCTTCCCGATGATGTTCGCAATGTAACACCGAATTTCTCGGGGCATGTGTATTTTCAGGCCCCGTCTAGAATCGAATATCCTGCAATCGTTTATGAACGGACGAGTGCCGATACACAGTTCGCCGATGATACGCCTTATATCTATGAGAAGCGTTACCAGGTGACTGTCATCGAAAAGGATCCCGATTCATCCATACCAGATCGAGTCGCGATGCTTCCGAAATGCCTCTTCGACAGGCATTTCGTCACTGAAAATCTGCATCACGACTCATTTGTCATTTATTTCTGAAAGGAGTATCCCATGGCAGCTCTTGTTTGGGATAAGACCGGCGAACGTACGTATGAGACTGGTGTCGATCATGGCGTTCTGTTCGTCATGAAGGAGGACGGCAGCGGCTATGATGCCGGTGTCGCTTGGAACGGTCTGACTGGCGTCACCGAATCGCCTTCCGGCGCTGAAGCGTCCGCTCAGTACGCCGACAACATCAAGTACCTGACCTTGACTTCCGCTGAGGAATTCGGCGCCACCATCGAGGCCTTCACTTATCCGCCGGAGTTCGCTCCGTGTGATGGTCAGGCCACTCCGGTTCAGGGCGTTACCGTTGGTCAGCAGGCTCGTCGTAAGTTCGGTTTCTCGTACCGCACCAAGGTCGGCAACGACACCGCTGGCATCAACTATGGCTACAAGCTGCACCTGATCTATGGTGCCACCGCAGCCCCGTCCGAGCGCGAATACGCGACCGTCAACGATTCTCCGGAGGCACAGACCCTGAGCTGGGAGATCAGCACCGATCCGGTCGAAGTCGGTGTCGATGGCGTGACTGCAACCGCTCAGGTTACCATCGATTCCACCAAGGTCGATGGGGCCAAGCTCAAGGCACTTGAAGATAAGCTGTACGGACGTGGTGCCGGCACCACTGGTCCGACTCTGCCTACGATTGCCGAAGTGATTAACATGATGAAGCCCACCAACACTGGTGATGGAACTCACACTGTCGAATCGTCCGATTTCGCTGTCGACGAACCGAATGCTGTCGACGAACCGAACGCGCTCACCATGTCCTGAGTTGTTCAAAATAGGAAGTAATTCTTCCTGGCCACCTTTATGGTGGTCAGACTCTCTGGAAGATAACAACATTAGCCACAATTGATGCTACACGTTTTCTTGATCACCATCTTTCAGAGGGCCTGACCATTATAACGGAAAGGAGCTATCATGTCTCTCAAAAGAGATATCATGTTTCTCAATGGTATCGATATTTCGAATTGGCAGGCCTACATCGATCTCACCGCTGTTCCTGCCGATTTCGTCATCGCAAAGGCCACTCAGGGCACAGGATACGTTTCTCCTGACTGCGCTCGACAGGTTGAGCAGGCACGTGCGACTGGAAAGCGCTTTGGCGTATACCATTATGTCTCCGGCGGCAACGCCGTCGCCGAAGCCAATTATTTCGTCGACAATTGTGCCAATTGGGTCGGTAAAGGTCTGTTCTGCATCGATTGGGAATCTCAAGAGAATTCCGCTTGGGGTAACGAGGGGTATCTTGAACAAGTCGTCGCTCAGGTGAAGGCTCGTACTGGTATTCCTCCGCTCATTTACTCGTCGGCAGCTTATTATGCTCAGGTTGCAGCTGTCGCCAATCGTCAGAACTGTGGTCTGTGGATCGCGCAGTATGCGAACAACACCCCTACTGGTTATCAGGACACTCCGTGGAATGAAGGCGCTTACGCTTGTGTCATTCGTCAGTATTCTTCCGCCGGTCGTCTTCCCGGCTACGGCGGAAATCTGGATTTGAATAAGTTCTACGGCGATGGCGCCACGTTCGACAAGTATGTGACCGGTGGCGGAAACGCTTCGAATGTTCCTCCCTCGCAGCCTGTCTATCCGTTCTCCGGACGTTCCGATGACGATCTCGCCAATGCCGTGATTCGTGGTGAATTCGGTGACGGTGATACTCGCAAGCAGAAGCTCGGCGGTCGTTATGCTGCCGTTCAGGCTTTGGTGAATCAGAAGCTCGCTGCTCCTGTATCCCCGGGTCGGACATATACGGTTCAGCCCAACGATACCTTGTCGACGATCGCCGCAAAACTTGGTGTGGATCAGTCTCAGATCAGCGGATTCCATTCCGGCAATCCGAATCTGATCTATCCGGGTGAGGTGTTGTCGGTTTCCGGAGGATCGCCTCAGCCGTCAGCTGAATACTATACTGTTCGATCTGGTGACAATTTGTCGGCTATTGCCGCTCGTTATGGCACTAGCTGGCAGCACATTCGTGATCTGAATGGTTTGGCGAATCCGAATCTTATCTATCCGGGTCAGCGTCTTCGCGTTAAGTAAGGAATGATTATGCTCGAGCTCACTCTTCCAGAGGTTGAGGGTTATGACGAGAACACTGGAACGTTTGTTGCAGCAGCTCCCGCCGTGACCCTCAAGCTCGAGCATAACCTTGTCGCGATCTCAAAATGGGAATCAAAATTTAAGAAACCGTTCTTCTCCAAGGAATCCAAAACCGAAGAGGAGAGCAATTATTACATTTGGTGCATGGATCAGGATTCTGAACATGCCCTTTCTTTATATTTTCGCTTGACCGATGCCGATAGGCGGGCTATTCAGGAGTACATTGCCGATCCTCATACTGCAACTGTGATCCACGATCGACGCGAAACGAAGACCCATGCCAATTCGTTCACGTCTTCCGAGACCATCTACGCCGCGATGACTGCCCGAGGCATTGATTGGAGCGCTCAATACTGGCATATCAATCGTTTGTTGACATTGATACGTCTTATCGATGTGGAAAATTCGAAGGGCGATAAACACAATCGTATGAGTGCCAAAGACAACAGAGCCGAACGTGCTCGCATCCTTGCGGAGAATCGTAAACGTTTTAACACGAGAGGTTAGTCATGACGGGTATCAGGGTGGAGGTCAATGGCGACTTCAGTGGCCTTGATCGTTTTATCACTAACATCAAAGAGCAACGATATCTCAAAGTATTGGATCGAATCGGACGTCGAGGCGTTGACGCTCTGTCTAATGCCACACCTGTCGATAGCGGCGTGACAGCCGCTTCCTGGGGGTACGAGGTCCATAGGTCGAAACATCGATCCGAAATTATTTTTACCAATTCCAATGTCAACGATGGCGTGAACATCGCCATTATTCTCCAGTATGGACACGGCACCGGAACTGGTGGATACGTCGCTGGACGTGATTACATCAATCCGGCGCTTGCAAAAACATTCGATCAATTGGCTGATGAAGCCTGGAGGGCGGTGACTAATGGCTAACATCGACGAACGTGTGGTCAAGCTGTCCATGGACGATTCGTCCTTGCAGCAAGGCGTATCTCGTGTTACCAAGGCTTTGGAGCAGCTCAAGAAAGCGTTCAATTTCAGTGACACCAAGTCGTTTGAAGAGCTCGATAAAGCTGCCAAGAAAGTCAAGTTCGATAGCGTCTCCAAGTCCGCATCCGATATGCAAAGGGATGTCAGCAAAGCCACGTCCAAAGCGGCTGACGACTTTGCTGAGATGGGTTCGAGCGCTCAGAAGAGTGTTCAACAGATTGGCGCCGCTTCCGATAACGTCAATTTAACCGGTGTCGCATCCGCTGCGAACAAGATGTCCGATCAGGTGCAGCAGTCTGCCGCTGAAGCAAACTCCGCAATCGGAAAGATTGGCACCAATACCGTTGGCATTCAACAAACCGTTGACGCGATTGACGGTATCAATGATGCGGCCAATCGTGTCGATTTGAGCCCAATTCAGAAGGGTGTTGAAAACGTCAAAATGGGAATCTCTTCTATGAGGGATTCCTTGATGGATGGTGTGAACACCTTCAAGGCCACACCTATCGGCGAGCAGCTCGATGCAGTTCAACCGCATTTCAAGGCCCTTGAGGCCATTGGCGTTGTCGCCATGGGTAATCTTGCGGCCAAAGCGGCTACGTATGGCATGCAACTTGCCAGTAATCTGACTAATGGCATTCGTAGTGGTTTCCAAGAGTATGAGACTCAGCTGAATTCGGTTCAGACCATTCTGGCCAACACCCAGAAAGAGGGAGCCAACCTCACTCAGGTCAATACAGCTCTGAATCAGCTCAATACCTACGCCGATAAGACCATTTATAATTTCACCGAAATGACGAAGAACATCGGTACGTTCACAGCTGCCGGTGTTGACCTTCAGACTTCGGTGAACTCGATTAAGGGTATCGCCAACCTTGCCGCTATCTCTGGTTCGAGTTCCGCTCAGGCCTCGACAGCCATGTATCAGCTGTCTCAGGCATTGGCCACTGGTACGGTCAAGCTCATGGACTGGAACTCGGTCGTCAATGCCGGTATGGGTGGCCAGGTCTTTCAGGATCTGTTGGTTCAGACTTCGGAGAAGCTAGGCACCGGCGCTAAGCAGTATATCGCTGCTGAGGGATCGTTCCGTGATTCACTTCAGAAAGGTTGGCTTACCTCAGACGTTCTGACCCAGTCGCTGAACATCCTGGCCATGGACATCACTGATGTCGAGAAGGCCGTTCAGTCGCTCGTCTCCAAGGGTTATACCGAGGAAGAAGCTCGTCAGCTTGTCCAGCTCGCCCAGACCGCTCAGGATGCGGCAACCAAGGTCAAGACATTTTCGCAGCTTATTGATACCGCCAAGGAAGCAGTCGGTTCCGGTTGGTCTCAGTCCATGCAGATCATTTTCGGCGACTTCGAAGAAGCCAAGGATCTGTGGACCGGCGTTTCCGATGAGATCAATAACATCATCAACGCCCAATCGCAGGCTCGAAACCAGCTACTGTCTTCCGGATTCTCGTCCGGATACAAGCAGCTGGTGAATCAAGGAATCGTCGATACCCAGCGATTCAACGACATATTAAAGGAAACCGGAGACGCAGCCGGTGTCGGAGCAAGCGAAGCTATTCAGCAATACGGCTCATTTGAGAAGTCGCTGCGAAAAGGATGGGTCAACGCCAATATTCTGAAAGATAGCGTTAACCGATTGACCCAAGAGGTCAACGGCTATGACGATGCGAAGAAACAGAATCTCGGCATTACCAATGCGCAGATCAACCAACTGAATGCGCTCAATGCAGGTCTTCAAAATGGCAGTATTTCCGCTGATGATTTCGCCAATAAAATGCAGCGGATGTCCGGTCGAGAGAACGTCATCCAGGGTCTAGCTAATGTTTGGAATTCCCTGAAGACGGTCATTCAGGCGGTGGGCAAGGCTTGGGACGAAGTCATGCCGAGCATGAATGGCGAGACCATTTATGCGCTTACTGAAGCTTTCCGCAAGTTTACCGAAGGGTTGAAACCTTCGCCTCAGTTGTTGAATGTCATCACTACTGCCACCAAAGGCGTCGCTACGGCGTTTAAAGCATTTCTTGGTGTTGTTGGCTTGGCAGCAAAAGGCTTCGGAGTACTGCTGGGCTTTGCTGGTAAAGTCGCTGGATCATTCATTAATATCGCTTCGTCGGCTATTAATGGCGCCAGAGCATTCGCCGAATATGTCAAGCAATCCAAGGTCGTTACCAATGCAGTCAAGCTATGGGAAGCTGCATTCTCATCGTTTGGAACGGTTCTCAAGACCATTGGCGATTCTATCAGCGGCGTATTCGATGGTCTGTTTGATGGCGCGAAGAAAGGCGCTTCCGGATTCCCGGATATTCTCGGGATCATCAGCAAGACGTTGGCTGGTTGCGCTCAAGAAGTCAATAATTACGGTACTGAATTCCAGATGGCCTTCCAAGCGAAGTTCGGCTCTGTTCCGGAAATCGCTCAGAAGGTTTCGGATAAGGTTTCTTCTGCGATTCAATCACTTCAACCGGCATTTGATTGGATTGGCGATCGTCTTCGGGAAATCGGAGATGCCATTCAGCGATTCTTCGGCGATCTTAACGGCAAGATCACTCTTGATCAGATTCTGTCGTTGATCAACGGCGGATTGCTGACCGGTGTGCTCATGGGACTTCGCAAGTTCATCAAGGGACTCAATGAAGTCGGTGATGATCTTGAGAAATCGACTTTCAAAGGCGCTCTGAAGAAGACACTCGACGATATCGGTAACTCGTTTAAGGACTTCGCCAAGTCGTTTAAGATTGTTTCGATCACCGCTATTGCCGCATCGATCAAGTTGCTTGCTGACGCCTTAACGCAATTGTCAACCATCAGGACCGAAAAGATCATGCCAGCACTTGGCGCCATGACAGGTATTATCGCCGTTATGACCGCCATGATGGCAGGACTAAGCGCTCTGGCATCCATAACCAACAAAGCCGGGAAACTGGTCTTTGATTTCGATGCGTTGAACAAGGTCGCTTTGGCTATGGTGGCACTTGGTGCTTCCATGAAGCTTATGGCTGAAGCCGCCTACATGCTTAAGGATATGGATATTGCACAAATTGCTGTGATATTCGGTTCCATGGCTGGAGCTATTCTTGCTCTTGGCGGATCGATTGCTTTGATGGGAACGGCCAAACCAGAACGACTGAATGCCGTTGGCACCAATATGATTAAATTGGGTGCCGGATTTGTATTGATGGCATCTTCGTTGATCGTTCTGGCTAAAGCGGTTGAAATGTTGGCGAGCGTCAAACCCGATGACCTTGCGCGTTCCATGAATGCCGTCGCACTTGGCATCGTTCTTCTGACCACAGCCATGGGCGGTCTTGGCGCCGGTGCAAAATTCGGTGCCGATTATTCCGGGATTGGCAAGAACATCCTCTTGATGGCAACCGCCTTGATTCCTCTCGCTGCTGCGGTTAAGATTCTCGGCACTATGGACCTCGACGATCTTGCCAAGGGTCTTGGCTCGATAGCGATTGGCTTGGGCGTCCTCGCTGGAGCTATGGCAGGCCTTGGCTATATTCAAGGCATAGGCGGTAGTTACGGGAAGTCCGCAGCGGCCATCATGGCATTCGCGACTGCTATGGTGCTTCTCGCTGTCCCGATCAAGGTGCTCGGCGGCATGGATCTTGATGACCTTGCCAAAGGCGTCGGCTCTTTGGTCATCACCCTCGGCGCCTTCGCCGGAGCCATGGCGCTATTCAGTAAGTTCAACGGCCAATTCGCCGGAATGCTGATGGCTTCGGCCGCTATATTGTCATTCGCCACTGCGGCTGTAGCGTTGACCATTCCGATCAAGGTCCTTGGCGGAATGGATCTGAATAGTCTGGCCAAGGGTCTCAGCGGTTTCGGTTTGGCTTTGGCTGGCATGGTCGCGGCCATGAATCTCATGCCTCAGAACATGTCAGGTCAAGCCGCCGGCATGATGGCGTTCGCCGCTGGAATCACGGTCCTTGCGGTCGCGATTCGGCTTATGGGGTCGATGGATATTAAGCAGCTAACCACTGGTCTAATTGGATTCTATGGAGCTCTTGTCGGCCTCGGCTTTGCCGGTCAAGTTCTCGGCCCGATGGCCGTAGAGCTTATGGCAGTCGCCAAAGCCATGGGCGTGTTCGGTCTCGCCTGCCTCGCCATCGGCGCTGGTATGGCGCTTGCCGGAGCTGGCCTCACCGCTCTTGCAGCCACTGGGTCCGCTGCCGGTGGCATTCTGATGACGGCGCTTGACGCTCTGATTCAGTTCATTCCGGCATTGGCGAAGTCTTTGGTTACCGCGTTGATCGGCGTCCTTCAGGTGATCGTGGCCGCTTTGCCTCAGATTCTTGACGCGTTGTCGTCGATTCTCAGGGATCTTATGGCGTGGCTTGTCCAGCAAGTTCCGGCGGTCGCCGACGCTGTTGTGACCATGATCGATAAGATCTTGCAGGTGGTTGCCGCACACGCTGATACCATCACCGACAGTCTTGTGACCATTCTGGTTGCAGCACTCAACGCCGTGGCCGGTCATGCTCCGGAGATTACAGCGGCTCTCGGCAATGTCATGACTGCCATATTCACCGCCATCGCAGATTCGATACGTAATCTCGATCCATCGGTGCTTACTTCGCTACTTCTTTCCGTTGGAGTCATGGCCTTGATATTCAAGGCTTTGGCGAAGATGAAGAAAGACGTCATTGGAGCACTGATGGTTGGCGGCACCATGATCGGGCTCATGACAGCTCTTACCGGTGTCTTCGCGCTCATGAATCTGCTGAATCCAGTCAACACCGTGGCATCTGCGGTATCGCTATCCACGGCCTTGATCGCCATGACTGGCGCATTCAAGATCATGGAGACCGCGAAGAAGAACGTCATCGGTGCTCTGGCTGTCGGCTCGGCAATGGCTGCAATCCTTGCCGAGTTGGCATTGGTCTTCGGACTCATGTCCGCCATGAACATCGACAACGTTGGCACTATCGCAGCATCGTTGTCCGGAACCATTCTGGCCATATCCGCAACGGCAGCGATCATGAGCATGGTCAACGTCGGTGCCGCTATGAGTGGCGTCGCCGCTTTGGCGACATTCATCGCTGGTCTTGCTGCGATCGTCGTTGCCGCTGGCGCCATCAAGCAGATACCCGGCGTCGACTGGTTGGTGTCTGAAGGCGCCACATTCATGGCGAAGATCGGAGCCGCACTTGGCGGATTCATCGGATCCATTGCTGGCGCTATTACCGGCGCCATCATGGGGGCGATTGGAAGTTCGCTGCCGGCACTGGCTACCGGTTTGTCCAACTTCATGACCAATCTGAAGCCATTCATCGCCGGTGCCAAAGAGATCGATGGATCCGTCGCAACGGCCGTTGATACTCTGGCTAATGTGGTGCTCAAGCTCACGGCTTCGAATCTTCTCGATGCCATCACCAGTTTCATAACCGGTGGCAATGGTATTGAGAATTTCGGAACCAAGCTGGTACCGCTTGGTCAAGCATTGAAAGACTACTCCGCAGTAGTTGCTGGTTTGGATTCGGCATCCATCGTGTCGTCTGCCATGGCTGCTCAAGCGCTGACACAGGTGCTGAATGCACTTCCTGCCGACGATGGGCTTTGGCAGAGGATTGCCGGTAGTAAGGACTGGAGTACCTTATCCGACGGCCTCGTCCAAATGGGCATGGCTTTGAGTATGTACAGCGTTGCCGTGACTGGACTTCAGCCCGGACCGATAAGCGCTTCCATCGAAGCACTCAACGGATTGAACGGTGTGCTGAACGCCGTTCCTTCCGATGACGGCTGGTGGCAGAAGATCGCCGGTGGTAAGGACTGGAGCACGCTGTCCACCGGACTCACCGGAATGGGCAAAGCACTTGCCGGATATGGCAAAGCCGTATCTGGTGATGGAGTCAATATTGAAGCCATTCAGAAGACGGTTCCAGCCATTAAGACGCTGAACAATGTTCTCCAGAACGTTCCTTCTGATGACGGTTGGTGGCAGAAGATTGTCGGTGGTAAGAACTGGGGCACGCTCACTGAAGGTCTGAAGGGTCTCGGCGAAGCGCTTGCCGGATATGGCACAGCCGTATCGGGTGATGGCGTCGACGTCGGAGCCATTCAGAAGACGGTTCCAGCAGTCAAGTCGTTGACCGAGATTCTGAAGAGTGACTTCAGTCAGGTCGGCGATTTCGGGCCCATCAAGAACGCCGCAACGCAGCTTGGCAACGGTCTGGCTGGATACTACAACGCCGTTTCCGAGGTGGCTCCGGATGCCATTACACCGACGTTCGCTCCATTGCGTTCGTTGATCAATGTCGTCAACGGTCTTGGCGGCATGAAGATGGAAGGCGTATCGGTCGGATTCATCACGGCCGCCACTCAGCTCGGTATCGGATTGTCGAACTACACGACTAACGTGACCGGATTGGACTTCTCGAATATTTCGGCCAGCGTCAGTGCCGTTGGTTCGTTATCCAAGGTCATGGGTGGAATGCCGGCCGAGTATGGAGGAGTCGAGGCGTTCCGGCAAGCCGTGTCCACGCTCGCCGCGACATCGTTCATGTCTCTGGTCAGGGCCATTCAAAATGCCAATAGTTCCATTAGTACTGGTCTGTCCGATTTGAACACGGCGTTGAGCACTGGCACAACGACCTTGACCGGATCCGTGAATGCCCTGAATTCCGCTTTCCGTGGTATCGATCTGAGCGGTAATCTCTCGTCTCAGATGAGTGCTGCTGCAAGCGCTGCGAATTCTGGATCGAGTCAGATCCGTTCGGCATTGAACGCCCTCGCCACTTGGTTGAGTGGTTTCGCTTCGATCTGGCAGGCATCGTTCACGCCGATAATCGGAGCCACTCGTACCGGCCTTAACTTGGTCGCTCAGGCAATTTCCTCGTATAATGGCCGTTTCTCGCAAGAGGGACGTAGTTTGGCGAATAGTCTGGGCAGCGGCATGCGTTCAGGCATCGGCAATCTTTCGGGTATCTTCAATAACGCGCTGAGTGCCGCTGTCAACGGTGCTCGTGCATATCGAGGAAGCTTCGAGAGTGCCGGTTCCTATCTGGCAGCCGGTTTGGCCGTGGGTATATCACGCAATTCCGGTGTCATCAGCCAGGCCGCAGCAGATGCCGTGTCAAATGCCGTTGAGGCAGCTAAGGAAGCGGGCAAGATCAAATCGCCGTCACGTGTCATGGCCAAGGTCGGCATGTGGTTCGACAAGGGCCTGGAGAACGGCATCGCCGATAATGTCGGTGGCGTCGTTCGAGCCGCAAAGACCATGATGACGAGAAGCATCGATGTCTTCGATTCCTCGCTGAGCAACATCGGCAAGATCGATATTCCGGATTTCGATGTCAATCCGACCATTACTCCGGTGATGGATCTATCGGTCGTCGAGGGTCAAGCCGCGTATCTGAATTCCATGCTGTCCGACACAGTTGACATCGGATATTCGTCCAAGATGATCGACAAGATCACTGCGATGCCTCGTCAGAGGGATACCGGTCACGCTGCCGAAACTGTTGAGAAGACCCCTCAGCAGATCATTAACAACTACGACTTCACGCAGAATAACACTTCTCCGAAGGCGCTCAGTCGTTATGATATCTACAAGCAGACCCGTACGCAGTTCCGTCAATTCGAGCAAATGAATCGAAATGGAGGTCGATAATGTTTCAGTCTATGACTGTTACGAATGCTCGTGGCGACACGCTCGATCTCCCCATCCGAAACCCAATGGCGACTGGCTATAACGTCGTCGCCATTGACGGTCTCGGACCGGTCGATGCCGTGCTTCAAACCAGCAATACCGTCACTACCGATGGTGTGATCTTCAATGGCGCCCGTAAGGATGAGCGTGAGATTGTCATCAACCTCGCGTATCATCCGGAATCGGGTAAGAATATTGAGGATCTTCGGCATGGAACATACAAGTACTTCCCCGAAAAAGAGGAAGTCACCTTGGTGTTCCATGCCGACACCCGTTCGGTTCGTACGACCGGTATCGTCGAATCGAATGGTATTTCGATATTTTCCGAAAAAGAGTCGTCATCCATCGTCATCAAATGTCCTGACCCATGGTTCAGGATCGATAACGAGTTGAATAGGGTCACCTCTTTTTCCAATGTCGAACCGGTATTCGAATTCCCGTTCAACTGGGCGAATAATCCTGTTGGTGAACCGAATGCGTTGTGGTTTGGTGCCATTAAGAATATGCATTCGAAAAACATCATGTATGATGGCGAATCCGAAGTCGGCGTGATCATCCGTATGTCGTTTGATGGCCCGGTGAATAATATTCGCATCTACAATGAAGAGGCCGGTCAAGAGATCGACGTCTTTACGGATAAGGTCAGACAGATCATCCCCGACGGTATTCGAAAAGGCGATGAACTGGTTATTTGCACGGTGCCGAAGCAGAAGTACGTTGAGATCATTCGAGAGGGCATCTCGACTAACATTCTCAATGCCATCAATCGAGACGTGAGATTCATCACGTTGCATAAAGGTGCGAATACCATCGTGTATTCCGCCGATTCGGGTGTGGATAACATCAGGATGTCAATCGAGAACGAAACGTTGTATACAGGAGTGTGACGTTATATGACTGAACAGTTGACCAAACGTTCCATGCAGCTGTTCGTGCTCGATAAGAGTTTTGAAGTCGTCAGCCTATGCGATACGTTCAGTTCGCTTATCTGGACCGAACGATATTCCGGGTATGGCGACTTCGAACTCTACCTTCCAGCTTCCATGGCCAACATCAACATGTTTCCCCGAGGCTTTTACCTATGGCTGATAGAACCGTTCGTATACGATAAGAACGGCAAGAAGATCGAGACTCTCAATGATGTCATGATCATTGAGAAGACCGAACTGAGTACGGACATCGAAGATGGTGACCAATTAATCATCTCCGGACGTTCGCTTGAATCGTTGTTGCTTCGACGTGTGATTCCGAAGAAAGTCAAGTATGAATCGATTGACCCTCGAGAGATCATCAAGACAATACTGAACGAAAACATCATCAAACCTTCGGAACCTGCACGCAAGATTCCGAACTTCAAAATGGCAATCGATTCTTCACAACCGTTGGATCCGAAGTACAGGCAAACCTTCGAATTCGATGGCGATTACGTTTATGACGCCATCAAGACGATATGTGATACTTATGACTTGGGGTTCTCTCTCGATCTGAAGTCCGATGATCATTGGCAATCGTCCTATCTGTCGTTTTCGGTTCTCGAAGGTACCGATCGTTCGTATGAACAGATCAAGAACCCCTATATGGTCTTCTCGCCACGATTCGACAACCTTATCTCTTCGGATACCACTGAAGATGATACCGAATTCTTCAATTCAGCATATGTCGCCTCGACCGAGGAGACCAAGGACAACGTGACCCGTCGTCTGATCAAATACGTGCCGAACAACTCCGGTCGTTCTGGTTGGGACATCCGGGAAACGTTCTATACCGATTCCGACGTCAAGTTGAACGATGCTGATAACCATCCTCGTCCCGACCATGACATATATCCTGAATTGGAAAAGTACGGCCGAGACGAACTCAAGTCGCAGAAATCCAACGACTCGTTCGATGCCGAAATAGCATTGCTCGATTCAGTTCAGTATCATCGCGACTATGATATCGGCGACATCATTCAGTTCGACAACACGTATGGCGTCAACAAGACCGCACGTATCACCGAGTACGTTCGCAATGAAGACGATAACGGTTACCGTGAATACCCGACGTTCACGCCGCTTTCCACCGAAGGCATCGATGCGCTTGAGGATTCGTACGGCAATTACGTGCTGGATAATTACGGTAACACCATCAATGAAGGATTCATCTGATCGAAAGGAGATCTCAATGACATACACTTCAGGATTCTTCAATTCGGTCAATCACGACCGAACGTATGACGCCGATACTTTCGGCTCCATGTTCGATGGCGTCATCAACGACGGCGTCTTCCGCACTTGGGGCAAGGGTATGGTCGTGACCGCCGTCGGCGGCATGACGGTGGCGGTCGGCACCGGTCGAGCATGGTTCAATCATACGTGGACCGTGGTCACCGCCGATGAACGTATGAATTTGGCCGGAGCATCACCATCCATGCCTCGCATCGATTCAGTGGTGCTTCGTGTCGATAAGTCGACGCCGGTTCGACGGAATCAAATCTACATCAAACAAGGACAGGCGTCGGGTTCGCCGTCACGACCAGTCTTGGCAAACACGTCGACGGTTCGTGAGTATGTCCTTGCCGACATTCGCGTCAATAACGGTGCCACGGCAATCTCTCAATCGAACATCACGAATCAGATCGGACGTGACACCCCATTCGCTGAACTGGTGAATAACACGTTCGATTCGGCGAACCTGATCAAGCAATGGGAATCGCAATTCCAGGACTTCATTCGCAAATCAACGCTGGATCCGAAAGTGTTGAGTCCGATTTCGAATGCTACGATTGATCAAATGTTCACTATTTAGATAAGGAGTCAAAATGACAAGAATTCTCGATGCGCATGGTAACGAATTGCAGTACGACGACATTGATCTGAATGCTGGCAAGCTTGTTGACGAGACCATTACCGTTCATCACGACGCTGTTGAAGGCGTCGAGGAAGTATCTCATGTCGAGGTGCTCAAAGAATACTATGAGACTGGTCCGGATGGCACTCCGGTTCTCGATGAGGACGGTCATAAGATCGTCTTCGGCAAGGATGTAAAGACCATCATCGACGTTCCAGGCGTTGAGGCCAAGGAAGCCTGGGACGAACAGGAAGAGATCCAGCGATACATCCCGTATACCGCTGAAGAGCTCGATAAGATCGCCAAGGAGAAGGCCGACGCCCAGGCCAGTGAGGCTGTTGCGGCCGCTGAAAAGTCGGCGATTCGTCTTATCGTGAAGAAGCTCGCTCCGTCGCTATCCACGGACGAACTGATGCAGGTCGCAGCGATTCTCCCGAACTGGGACGCGTCGAAGACGTACATCGCAGATGATATCGTCCGTTATCAGCAGAGCCTGCATCAGGCCATTGGCGAGGTCCCGGCCAACACGGTTCCTGATGCGGCTACCGACAAGTGGATGGATCTGACGAAGCCGGTCGATGGTGTTGTACGATGGATTCAGCCGAACAGCGCTGAAAACGCGTATGATTCAGCGGCCGTCGTCATGCATGACGGTCAGCAGTGGTCGTCCAATGAGGACTACAACATGCACGAACCCGGAGTCGACGGCTGGACGTCGAAGAGCGAAGCAGTCGCCGAGTGGGACCAGCCGACCGATGCGAACAACGCCTATGCCGAAGGCGCCGTTGTCCGTCATAATGGCAAGCGATGGGTTTCAACGGTGTCTGGTAATGTCTGGGAGCCCGGTGCTTCCGGAGTGACCCAGTGGGTCGAATCCTGATAGGAGGCTGTCATGGCACGAATCAACAGTTATACCAAGATCACCGGAGCACCGGCTGATTCCGACTGTTTCATCATCGACTCGACGCAGGGCACCGCAGGCACCCGAATCGTGTTGTGGTCCGTGTTGAAGAGTGTTCTCACTGGCATATTCGCTCCTAAAGCACATAAACATCCAGGCAGCGATATCACGTCAGCTGTCGCCAACGCCAACGCTGCTACGAACGATTCTATCGGTCAGAACATCGCTTCGACGTATGTGAAGGAGCTCACCGTGGATGGCAGGACCGTCACGGTGAAACGCGGCAATAACACGACCTTCACGTTCCAGACGCAGGATACGAACACGACGTATCCTCCTGCCGATGCGACTCATTCCGGTATTATGGCAGCCTCCGATTGGGCTCTTCTGCATTCGCTGAAGACCATTAATAAGGCGGTACTATCTGATAACGATCTGAATGAGATCAATTCGTTGCAGCAATGCGGATGGTATTATGCCGGAAGCGGCAACACCGTGGCCAATAAACCATCAGGCGTCGACCATTTCGGTATGTTCCTCATGCAGATAGCGTCGGGTGTCGTCGCTCAGATCCTGTACGACAACAGCAATAGGGTCTGGACGAGGTCATATCATAATTCGTCATGGAGCTCGTGGATCGCTCTGGTCAGAACGACCGATACGATCGCCAACGCCACGAACGCCACGAACGCCACGAACGCCACGAACGCCACGAACGCCACGA